CTCCGGCTCCTGCCTGTTTCGCCCATCTGATGTAATCTGCATCATTCCCAAGATATGTCATACTGTTGCTATACTCTGCAGCAATTCTGTCGTAGAAATCATCGTCCGTTTCTCTTTCGGTGCCGCCCTTGATCTGTTCCGGATTGTTGATCTCCGTCACATTCTTATCGGGTACCGCCATAAGTACGACTGTGTTCGCTGCAACATTGGAACCTACACCCGCTTCTACCGCTGAAACTGGTACGAGCGCTGATCCTTCGCTACCGACAACAACATCTTCTGTTGCTGAATACTCTATTGACGGTCCGGTTTCGGTTGCCGCCGTGCAAAATATCGTTCCGGAGCGAATTTCTGTACCTTCTGCCGCAGAGATTTTCACATATCCGAAAGCTGGTTCCGCTTCGTGCCTTGTAAGATGAACCTGGCGACCATGAAGGTCCAGCCATTCATCCCAGGAATACTCCGGAAACGAAATCATTATTGCTCTCACGATATGGAAGTTTATAATTTCGTCTTTCTCCAACGCCGCAGGCATTGTCATATCGTATGGGAAACCGCCCGGCATATCGTCTATGTCGCTTGGAAGATTATTCATCATCCTTTCGTGAATCTCTTCGGCTGAATTACCTTCCAAAAATTCCGGTCTATTAAATTCCGGCTGCATACTCTCCACCTCCTTTACAAGCTAACTTCTATTTCTTCGTCCCAGTTGCTACCCTTGACCTTGAAGGTAACGTGCATCTGATCGCCCTCCCAGGTAAACTGAAAATCCCGGACATTTTCTGCTCGGGGATTCACCATAATAGCATCTGTGATTGTTCTCTCTACCATGGACTCTACTGTTTTTTCATCGTCATTATCCATGGCTCTTTCCATTTCGGTACCTATTGAATCGGGGTATGCCAAACAGCGGTACCGCTCTGTCTGTGCAATCTTAAAACACCAAATGGAGAAGGCTTCTTTGCCGTCGCACTCTTTTACTCGGTGTGCCCCATCTCTCACGAAGTCTTCCAGTTCCGGGTCCCACTTCATACTTCTTTTGTACTGGGTGTCGTACTGGCTGTCCTCGGAGATAAAATCCGGCACTTCAACGACCGGAAATAATGGCTGTGACATTTGCCTCGCCTCCTTATGATTTCTTTACAACATCGATCACTACTGCCTCGCTTTGAATCCATGCAACAAGAACTCTGTCTCCTGCTTTGATTTGAGGCGGTGCGGCGGTGTGTGAGTGTGCGCCTGTGTTTACCTTTGGAGTTTGGTTTTCGTGGCCGGAATGCCCGCCTCCGTTTATAGTGTAGCTGAGTCCTCCTACCAGTCTGCAAACCGAATAATCTCCTTTTGGTATTTCCACCGGAAATGAATTTGTTTTCAGACTCAAATTTGGCTGAATTTCTCCAAAATCCAATGTAAGCGGCGACTCGTTTTCTCTCTTCATCCTGTCGCTAAGCACTCCGGCCAGCTTTGCTGTTCCCGGATGTCCGTCAAATTCATTCATCTGTCTCACCTGCCTTTAATCATATGTTACGTCCTCAACCCACCCATATACATTGCTTCCGCTATCCGTATGAATCAGATGCCAAGGGTGTGCTTTTCCGGAACCGTTCTTAATCGTGATCTTTGCTTTTCCTGCCCTGGCATTGTAACCTTTTGAGCCTGGGTAGCTGCTCACATAATGGGTTCCACCATGGAAATTCACAATGTCGCCCACGTTGTAATCTTTCTTTTTTTCGGATTTTACCTTTTCCTTTTTCGGTTCGGCAAGTTCCAGGTCCATTGTCATGCTGTAGGTGTCCGCTGTATGCTGGACTCCCTTCACATAGTAGTACGACTGAGCCAGTTCGCTAATGACATATACCAGGTCGCCCTTACGGACAAACGGAACGTCCGGAGACTGTACCTTAATCTCCTTCTTAATCTTTCCGTCCTCGTCCAGGATCTCTTGTGCTGCAGACTTTGCATCTGCCAGGCTCTCGTCTTTTCCTCTAGTGTAGATTCTCTGACGTATGCCGTACTTTGTTTCTCCATTAACTGTAGCCTCTACGCTGGTTCTTCCATCGTCGTCTGCCTGGCCTACAACCTTTACTCTCGTAATCATGTCTGCCGTGCTGATGCTCTGACTGAACATCTGCGTATTGTCTGTTCGGAAAACGTAAACCGTCTTATTGGTGCCTCTTGGTATAACCGAGGTAAGACCTTTTCTCGCCTGCACAAAGCATTGCTCCTCGCCTTTCTTCGCTGCATCGTCCAACAAATCAATGATGATGTCTGACAGATACTTATTGTTCGCCTTTGTCTTTCCGTGTGAGGCGTTCGGGCCTTGATACGATCCCTGCGGTATCTCCCAATCATCGAGAATCCCTTCTATCGCCGACTTTGTGCCGGTCCCGGAAGGGAAATATCTGTTATCCTGGCTTTTCTGCAATTTATACAGTTCGTCGTAGCATACGCATTTCAAGGTGTGTCCTCCGTTTTTCTCAACCGGATTCCACGTTTCCACATATCCACGTGCCACTTCCTCGTCCTGGGAGGCTCCGTCATTCGCAAATATTCCGACCAGGCATCCAGGCTTGATGATCTTTGACAGATAACCTTTTGATGTCTTATCATTCTTTGCTACAAACGAAAGTCTGACGGCCAACTCGCCGTCGTTTTCCTCCCATCCGAGGTTTTCCACGTACTCCTTGATGTTGTACTGGTTCTTGCTTTCATCCATCACAACCAGCCGGTACTTGATTTTCGCTAAATCAATCATAGCAAGCCTCCTATCCCGGTATTGTCAGCACTTCTCCCGGCCATATCCAGTGACCGTGATCCGAACTGCTCTTTCCGTGTTTCTTGGCTGTGGATTCTATCGTGTCCTTATTCGCATCGTAAATCTTCGTCCATTTCGTCCCGCTTCCCAGCTTCTTTGAGGCAATGCCCCATAGGGTATCTCCGGAAACGACTGTATAACTGCCGCCGCTTGATGATGATGTTTCCCTTGGCTTGGTTTTCTTTACAAAGGCTGTAATTTTCAGCTCATTTGTACCGTAGATTTTCAATGGCTTTTTCTGAACGAACGTGATTGAATACTCGGCATTGCCATAAGCTCCCACCGGTCTCGGCTGAAATGAAGAAATCGTAACATCCACGTTTATCCACGTTTCCGTTACGATCAATGTAAGTACCGTCTCATTCATCATAAAATCATTAAGAATCTTTACGCACTCATTCGGACTTTGCCAGGCGTTCTTCTTGACGATTGCCTCATTCTTCTTTGATGGTCCGAAAAATACTCCGTCCCACGAAAACTCCGAAACATCTGTCCCCTTAGGTACCTTTACGGTACCCAAGGAAATGATGTCAAAACTTTGGTACTTGGCTGCATATTTGCCTTGCACCTTCTCCGGCAACGCAGGGAACGTAAACTTTGAACCCTTTCCTACCGGAATCAGCTTAATATCCATAGCCTACGCTCCTTTCGTGCTTGATACTGGCATATTGGCAAATACTTCACTCAGCTTCTCTGCGATGTTTCCACCGAGTTCATCTGCGATCTCGCCTAAATGCCTTCTGATTACAGCAACAATATCCTCTTCACTCTGACCTTCCTTTGCCTCAATTTGGAAATTCGGACTAACAGCAACATTCACACTGATCGGCCCGGTCTGCGGTGTAGAGGTTGGAACCTCTGAGCTTACCGGAGCGTATGTTTCTGCTGAGTTGTCCTCGTAATTACCTTCTGTGGTTTCGTTATAGCCATAGGATGCGTTTCTTGTCGCCTCAGTGAATAAATTATGGTCTGATACCATATCACTTAAATTTGAGCCTTCTATGTGACCGCCCTCTGCGTGTTTTGAAACACCGAGAGCTTCGCCCGCCTGCTCGTATAATTCAAGTGCTCTTGTCCTTCGGCTTGGATTTGTTGGAATAACAAACTCGTCCCAGCCTTCCTCTGCCAGCCATGACAGCTGTGGGCCGCCACCAACTCGACCACCTGCAGCGTGTTTCGCCGGTGTTGTTGTCGGAATCTGTGGCAATGTCAGCAGATTGTAATTTGGCGTTACGTTTACCGTCGGACTGATGTTGAACGGACTTGCCGTTGCTGTGTTCAATGATGTCTGCAAGCTGGTTCTCAGCTGTGCTGATCCTCCGGTTAGGCTTGTTGACGCTCCTGTGTTGAGTGACGTTCCAAGGTTTGTGCCGGCCGTCTGCCATTCGGACTGCAGCGTTGCGAAATACTCATTCGATATAGGACCGTAATTCTCCATTACTGTCGAAAAATCAAAATCCTGCATCTGATTCTGCATATACTCCTGCATGAACGAACTGAGCGTTTCTTCGCTGTTACTGTTCTCCAACGCATTGTGAAGAGCCTCCGAATATGAGGTCTTTACCTGCTCGAAACAGTCTGCGTAATAATCAGACATTTTCTGTTTCAATGCGTCTGAGGTCAAGCCGATTGACTCACCCTCCGTCGGGCCTGTGATAGACTCCATGAGGTCTTGCCAGTCCTGGTTTGTCATTGAATCCCAGTCGATTGCCTCCTTGATTTCCTCTGCTGTCGGTACAGAATCTTTGAAATCCTGCATAATTTTCTCTTTGGTGCCTTCCGGTACCGCAAGTGCTGTCTGTAGAATCTGCGTCGCAATGTCTGTCTGAACCGCTGTATCGAGATTGAGCTTATCTAATCCCATCCAACTTGCCACATCTGCCGCAGTCCAGGTTTTTACATCCGGATGTGCCAACAAAGCATTGTTCAAAGCTGTTTCCAGTTTCTCCTTCGTGGTGCCTTCGATCTCCGGCATATAGCCTTGCAATGATGAATCCCACGCCTCCGCTATTGTTTCCAGGTTGAAAGATGATACCCTTGCGTTTATGTCTCCAATCTGTGCATAATATCCGTCTGTTGCTTCCTTTACTGCCGCATCGTACTCGTCCTGCGTGATTGCTCCGTCTGCCAGCTGCAGTTTAAGGTTCGTGAGTGTCAGCGTAAGTGCCTGCTCGTACTGATCTGAAGCAGACGTAACTTCCGCCTGCAGCTCTTCCTGCAAAGCATTGAAGCTATCCATATCCAGCTCTGCGCCGGAATACTTAATCTTCAACGTATCAAATTCCGCATCCGTCCTGGCCTGCGAAATCTTTCCTGTGATAGCCGAAATCTGATCCTGCAAGCTCTGAATCTCCGCCGCTTCATCAAGTGTAATAACGCTATCTTCCATGGCAATATCTACTTTTCCATTAAGCTGTGAACCCAAACCTTCCAGCTGACTCTTCAAACTACCGTAGTAGCTGTCAAGACCGCTGGTGTCTGCGTCGGTTCCAGTAAGCAATTTCAAAGCGACCGTTGCCTCATAGTGGTTGTTGTCAATATAGGACTGGCTATCACTGATGAAATTCTCGATTGCAGTTTTGTAATCGTCCTTCTGCAGTTCGTCCAGTTTCATTCCTAAGCTGACTTTCCAGTTTTCCTTTTTCAAGGTTGCTACTGATGATTGCAGGCTGCTCAATGCCTGCTGTGTGTCATTGGTTGCTGTCGTGAAGTTGTTTAAGCTGTCTGCCATATCTCCAAACGTGATGTCGCTGGCAATCTCCTTAACTTCCTGCAGGGATAATTTCACCTTTCCGAAAGCATTCTTTGCCACGTTCTCACATTCTTCCTGGAACATCTGTGCAAATTGCTCTGCAGAAACCTCGCTATCGTTCATAGCGTCCTGCAGAGCCTCATTCTGAAACTTCACATCTTCGATTGATAATCCGGTTGCCTGGAAGATTTTCTGTGCCTTCTCAGCTTCCTTCTGCATCTCTTCTACATTCTCCTGGTACTCCTCTTTGACCTTGTTGCCTTTTACCCAGCCTGCAATACCACCAACACCGGCACCGATTAAAGCACCGACAGCTGTACCAAGACCAGGGATAACAGAACCAAGTGCTGCTCCAGCGGCAGCTCCGGCAGCAACACCGCCTGCTTTCCAAGCAGCCGAACCTCCGTAAGCGGCTTTTTCGTCCTTGTCGTCGGACTTGATTGCCTTATACGTGTCAATTCCTGCACTAATAAGCGTTGCACCTCCTGCAACTGCACCGGCTCCCGCTCCTAAACCAAGTGCAGATAACGCACCAGCACCAAGCGAGGCTCCTCCGGCTAGGTTTCCTGCTCCGAGATTGATTGCCAGCATTGCTGACTTTCCAAGAAGTCCGGTACCCATAGCAGATGAACCGAGCATTGTTGCTCCCAGTCCCATCTCTCCGGCTCCCGAACCTAATACCGTCTTTCCTGCTTTCCCCAGGCTGATTGCTCCCTTGCCAAGACTGATAAACGGACTGGCAATCTTACCGAGCAATACCGCCGAGAATACAGACGACAAATCTGCAGACTTACCGCCCGGAAGCAGTTTGCCCGCATTTGATACTAAATTACCGAGTCCATCCATCAACTTCGCAGACACGGCATCGAAATCAAATCCCTCTGAAAATCCTTTAGCGAACGACGCTCCGATGCTGGTTCCCTCGTCGAATGTTTCCGAGATGTCAATACCGAGCATTGTCATAACGCCGATCTTAATTCCGCTACCGATGCCTTTTCCGATGTCTCCGGCGAAATCAGCAAATTTTGCCTTTCCTTTGGTGTCCCACCACTCCTTGAACGGATCAGCAATAAATTCATCCCAGCTCAGTTTCACCTTGCCGAGGAAATCTGCGTTTTTCCATTCTTCTGACTCTGTTAAGTCATGGAATTTCTTCTTCATGCGGTCCACTTTTGTATCTACCCAGTCCATCATTTCATCAAGACCGGATTCAACCGCTGGCGTCTGATCGGTAAGCCAATCTGCCAGGCTTCTCACGTATGGAGATAACCTCTCACCAAATGAGATTTTCACTCCGTCTACTGCACTCTGCAGCAATGTGATAGAACCCTGCAGGTTATCCATCATCGTTTCAGACATATTCGCTGCTGCTCCGTCTGCATTGTTGATGGCATCTGCCAACTTATTGTAGTCCTCTTCCGAGGCGTTCAAGATAGCAAGCAAACCTTTCTGTGCCTGTGTTCCTGCGATTGTATTTGCCAGGTTTGACTTCTGCTCAGCCGTCATACCTGCCGTAGCCGTCCTTAACTCACCCATCACATCAGATAAATCCCTGGCCTGTCCGTTGGAATCAAAAAAGCTGATGCCTAAGTCTTTCATAGCATCAGCCGCTCCATTGGTGTTCGTCGATAATCTCGTGAATATTGAGTTGAGTGCCGTACCGGCCATTGTCCCCTTAATTCCAGTATTCGCCATTAAGCCTGTCATAAGGGCAACATCTTCTATGGAGTAACTGAGCGATCCTGCCATAGAGCCTGCATATTTGAAAGTCTCGCCCATTCCGGAGACTGTCGTGTTCGCATTTGATGCAGCCGCCGCCAAAACATCTGAGAAATGTCCGGCATCACCGGCTTTCATGTTGAACGCCGTAAGTGCATCCGTAACAATATCGGATGTCGTTGCCAAATCTTCTCCGGAAGCTGCCGCCAAGCTGAGAATGCCTTCGATACCGTTCAGCATATCGTCGGTTTTCCATCCAGCCATTGCCATGTAGTTAAACGCCTGCGCTGACTCTTCGGCTGTGAATTTCGTGGTTGCACCCATTTCCTTTGCCTTATTCGTCAGTTTGACAAGCTCTGTGCTGGTGGCTCCGCTTATAGCCTGGACCTGTGACATTGCGGCCTCGAAGTCCTTGTATGTCTCTATCGTGTCTTTCAGACCGATACTGACTCCAAGGACCGCTCCGACTTGGAAGATCGGATTCTTCAACAGGTTTATGATCCCTCGAACCGGGGAGGTTATGAGGTCAATCGCTCGCATTGTAACGCTCCACGTTTTCCCTGCAAAACTCCTTAGCCCATTACCCAGCGTAGAGAGTACCGGACTGATCCGTTCCTTTGCTTCAAGCAGGACTTCGTACTTTTCTTTCGCCCAGCTTGCTAGGCTCTTCTCGGTTTTCTGAGCTTGCTTGTCAAACTTGGAAACTGTGTCGCTCGCTTTCTTGGCTGAACTATTCGCACTATTGGCCGCTCGTTCCATCTTCTCGAATTTCTTCGTAGCATTGGAGACTCCCGGATCTGTATTATCAACCGTCTCAATAGGAATTTCGATTCTAAGTGTTTCCGCCACCGTCATTACCTCCTTTCTGTGATTCTAGGGTTATCCGCATAGACGCAAGCATGAATGCCTGCACGCCTTTCGGTTTCTCGTAAAATTCATCGGGGGTTATTCCTGTCTTTTGGAATATGTGATGTAGCAAGCACATCTTGCCCCCGGCTTCAATTAGTTTTTTGCTACTTCCTCAATGTTGCTCTCGTAGCCGCTGAGGGTGTCGATCGCATCAATAATGCGGTCTTTCTCGCCAGCTTTAAGTGTGTACTCGATTACATCCAGGCCGGACATAATCTGAAATCCTTTGCTTTCAAGCGCCTGCCATACCTTCTTGTTGTCCCATAACTTCTCTCTATCCTCTGCGATAGTCGCCTTGTGGATGATTGCTGACTGGTACTTAATACGGTCTGTGTCCTCCGGCATCTTGATACCAAGCTGCTTATTACGAACATACTTTGTAAATTTCTTACGGCACTTGTCGTACTCCTCTGAGCCGAGAGGTCTGATAGAGAATGCAAAAGCGAGCTTGCCGTTTCTGACAATCTCAATCCTCTGTGTTTCCTCTTCATCGGAAGCGAAATCTGCAGCCGCAATCAGACCTGCGATGAAGTCCTCCTCATTCGCTCTGATTACCTGCTTTGTTTCCTCTTCGTTTGTCTCCACTGTGCTTACTGCAGGCTGAGTATTCTCCTCAGCTGTTGCCTCGCCTACTGTTACGCCTTTTACAAATTCTTTAGCCATTTGAATGTCCTCCAATTCTTTTTGATTAAATAAAGGGGAACCGCTCCGGCTCCCCTACTGGTTTCTTATGTGGTACCTCTTATCTGTCTACGCCGAGTAATGACTGTAACTTAGGCGGTCTGTTGACAAAGAAGTTCCAGTTTCTCTTGATAACATCGCCGACAGTGACATTCTGAATGTCGATCTGTCCGGAAGGGATACACTCCTTGTAAACCACACGCTCCTCAGAACCATTACGTCCGAGAAGTGAACCCTGGAAGTTCCAGTGCGGCGGGATCTGAGTCTCTAATGCCTCCATGACCTCTACAAAGAACTGGTCGTCCTCTACTACGATCTGAGACATCGTGAGGCTGACAGCAAATGTGTTGGCTGTCTCATGTTCCTGCGCATCTCCAAGCACACTGTACTTAGCATTGTTGTAGTTCACGTTGGAAGTGAACGTATCAACGGTCGCAAGTAAAACGCCGTCCTCGCTGTAGAACGCTCCGTCCTTACCGGTACGTGCGTGTCTTGAATCACCGGCGGCTCTCTCGTTTCTAATCATCGCTTTTTACCTCCTTCTACTCATTGGTGCTGAAACGGAAAATAAAGCTGAGGTAGATATGCTCCATAGAATCCTTATCGATAACATCGATGTCGAACCATGCGGAGTCTCCGTCTGCTGTGTAAGCAGAACTCTCGCTTACTGTGCAGGCTACCAGCTTTCCTTCCTCTCTCATTGCATCACCGACTGCCTGCAACTGAGAAATTACAGTTGCCCGACCGTTGGTGTCGTTGTCTACCTTGCCTACCAGGTTGTCAGAGGTGGTATTGATACGTCTGATAAGCTCGAAACGAGTCTTAACACGGCGAATCTTTTTCCAGCCGTCGTCCTGGTTGTCCTTCGGCGTAATGAGGGTATTGATTGCATTATCAATCCACACCTGCTTAGCCTTGTTATAGCTGAGTACCAGGCAGCCTTTCTTCTCTGCAGCAATCATTTCAGTGTTTGTCAGCTTTTCCTTGATCTCGGAGAAGCCGCTGACTACTGTATGAGTGAGTGAAGAGTTTGCCGCTACTGCGCCGATCATACCGGCAATACGTGCTGCAGTCTGATAACCGTCGATCTCCGTACCCTGCTCATTCACATGGGCATTGAGAACGTAGTGCATCTTCTCGTCATTGAATGAAGCAGCGTGTGCTTCCCTTGTTTCCAGGTCTACCGTGTGCTTCTCAGCAACGACAGCCTGTGTAAGGGATGCCGCATCAAAAATACGATTGATGAAGCTCTGCAGAAGCAGATGTACCGAAGTATCCTCGGTATCGACGCAGATCGTGTTAAACTCATACGCCTCTACCTGCTTAAACGCATTGGAGTAGTCCCCATTCGTTACCTGCGGATCAGTTCCCTTTGTAAACTGGGACTGAGACACATTCTGTAATGTTACGGTGCCGGACTTGATAACCTCTGCCTTGAAATTCTTGGAAGACGCCAGCGCATCCACAAGGGCATTAGCTTCGTCTGTTCCGGCGGCAAATTCCACCTTCTCAAACTCTGTTGTACCGGCATAAAAAATGCACTCTTTGAGAGTGCTGTCTGAGAGCTTTTCACGGACTGTTACTACAAAGTCCTTTGCTCCGGGATATTTTGCTGTAATGCTTACTGCATCTGTGCTTTCGCTGTCCTGCAACTTGATACTGCCCTGAGTGCCGCCGTTACCGACTCTGCAGGCGATGATCGTCTTTGCGCCACCGGCGATTGCCTCTTTCATTGCGTCCGTAGTAAGTGCGGTACCGAATGTTCCTTCGTAGCCATCCTCTGCAGATAACTCGATTGCCTCGTTGAGAGGACCGAAATCTGCACGGAAGATTACTGCGGTAACACCATTCATAACGCCAGCAGCGGCATTTCCGCCTTTCTTCTGAATGTTGAAATAGGTACCAGGACGCACCTTAGTTTCGCCTAAAATGAATGTTCCTGCCATTTCTACTTAACCTCCTTCTGTAAGAACTTGCTTACAATTTCCTTTGCCTCTGATACTGTGTACTCGGCTTTGCCGTCAGTTTTCAGAGCAGCTACAACGCATTCCTGCATTGTGCCGAATACGCTTCTTGCGTTGCCTGCAAGCTCGCTTACTGTGTAAACGGACTCTGCAGGGGCCTTTTTCTCCGGCTTCTTTTCTGCCTTTGTTTCAGCAAGTGCCGGAGTTGCTGTTTCCTTAGCCATGCTTTACCTCCTTAACTGTAATTTCCATGAGCTGCCATAAGCACGTGAGGCTTAGCCTTGTACCTAAGCAATCCATAGTGACCTGTGATGAATACCTGGCCTTCCTTCAAGTAGTCAGATTTGTAATTCACCTGCAGTCTCTTGATGAACATAGGCGAATGGTCCAGCATAATTACCTCTCCGTCGAGTGACAGGTGGTTGGCAATACCTGCGGCCATCTTCAATCTCACTGTGCTTTCCGGGCATAAAACATGGACGGCAATTCTACCGTCCATCCAGGCTACTGTATTCGTTTCTTCCTGCTTCTCAGATGAAATCAGTCTGCAGTAAACCACCGGCTGATCCGCTGAGGCTTCGGTTATCTCCTCCATCCGGTCATATCCCATAACCAGGCATTCCGGGTATAACTCCTTGATATACTTATCAACCGCCATTACCGGGTCCGGATCGGACGTCTCCATAGACGGATATTCTAGGATGTCAAATCTTACTTCGCATCCAATGACGACACCGGCTTTTCCGCTGTCACCGCCTACCGTAAACGCATCCGTCCTCGCCCAGGCAAAGCAGTACGGCGTACCGCCTTCCGGAAGAAGGATCACATCACGCAGACATTTCTTCACTACTGGCGCAATATCTTCCGGAAATACCTCTGTCGTGTTCTGACAAAGGATTGACACCGAAAGCGTTCCTGCGCTGTTTCGTTCTTCGTTTGCCTGCAGGTCATAGTTGTAAGTTACCATCGGGTACTGCGTGTTACCGCCCCACCCTTCCTGTTCGTCGCCCGGTGCGTCCGAACTAAAAACAGCAGGAACCCCAGCGAATGTCGTAAGCATTTCCGTAAGTTCCGCTGTACTCACGAACCGTTTATGAATCAGTTCTTCCAGCTTCATTACTGCTTTCTCCTTCCTCTGTGTCCTGCCTTGCAATGCCGTAGGTCTTAACCTCCGACATATCCTTTGAATATCTGATCTCCCACTGACCGCCTACCGCTTCATCAATGGGAATATGAAAATGATTCGTTACATTGCCGATACCCGGATGATACTGAACAATCAGCTCCTTCTCGGTGGCTGATGTCACAAATCCAGCTTTACCTTCCGGCCATGTGTGATGCTTGCCGTAGACTAAATCGCCCCTGGCAATCTCGCTCAAATCGAAGGTTGCAACCGGCTGTTCCAATACCAACGCCATTTTCTACCTCCTTAGCCATACGGCTCCTTGTAAATTCTTTCAATTTCCGGGATAGCTTTTTCCTTGATCTTGTCAGCGAACGGTCTTGCTGCCATTTTGCTCGTGCCATTTTCCAGGTAGTTTGCATATTTCTCCTGGCTTTCCAGCTCTGCTATGACTTGAACACCGCCGCCTGCAGTACCACCTTCGGTTTTTACCTGGCCATTCCAGTGCATACGGAGATTTCCTGTACGTCTTGCCGGTGGTTCTCCTGGTGCCGATGCTGTGTAGGTCGCTTTGCTGTGCGGCTTGCGATATACTCGGCCGCTCCTCTGACCTTTTAGCACTTCCAGTTCTGCATTTCTCATGGCATTCACTGCCCTAACGCCCCTGGATACGACTTGTCGGTTGACTTTGGCTACCTGGTCCTTCACTGTTGCTCTTATGGCACTTCCTGCGCTCCCTGCTTTTCCATCTACCCATAATTTCACTTGACATCCTTCCTTTCCTCAGCGTAGTAGATTGTGGATATTCCCAAACTGCCAACCTCGTCAATATCGATGATGTAAAATGTACGGTTTCCAAGTATGAGCTTATCGGACTTCTTTGCTTCCGGACTGCCTGCTTGCACAATCGTATGAGTGCAAACCCTATCTCTCGTAGAGTGGGATTCTTTCTGTTCCTTTGTGGACTCAGCAAGGCATCCTCTGACGATCTTTGAACCGTCTCCCTTTGGTGCGTTTGCTACTCTTCCGGTTGATGTAACAACCTGCGTATTCGCTTCGACAACAAAATCCTTGAATAGGTTTCCCGGCCTTAAATACATAAATCTCGCATTTATCATCCGTTCCACACCCTCTTATTCTCGTGCATACCGGTATGAAAATATGGTGGTCCGTCCACTCCGTTCCCGAAGCGTGGTACCGACACCGATTCTGCCTGGACTTCTTTTTTCAGCTTGTCGTAATCTTCTTTCCAAAGTTTCGCCCTGCCGTTCATATCCAGGCTGAGAGGACCGGTCTTTGTGTTGACCTCATACGCAAAACGACGGCACAAACTTTCCAGGAGCATTAGCTTCGCACGCTTCCACTTATTCGGGTATGCGTCTATCGCCGCTTGTATCTCCTCGTCCGTCAATGCCGTTGTATCAGCAAGTCCTTCCACCATCGTGTCTCCCAGTTCAAATCTCATTCGGTCTTTGCCGTATTCTGTGATGTTTCCCGGTTCGTATGTGTATGCACCTTTCGACATTAGGTATCAGCTCCCTCCGTAGTACCGTCTGTGGATGCGTTACCGCCTACGGATTCGTTTGAATTGCCGTCAGCGGAGAATAAAGTGTCGTGCTGTTTCTGAGCCGCTTTCTTGACCGTAGCACGTGTGTCTAATGCGTGAAGCAAAATCAGAATGCTGTCAGACTTGACATTGGCTACTGCCTTTGCTCCGTCGTCTGCGTTCATCTGTAACACATCTACTACCGCCTGGACGTCCTCTGTGCTGCAGGAAACAGCTGTTACATTGTCTCCTTCGCCTTTGACCGTAATGGTAAAGCCGTAGTCGTCGCTTTCAAAAGGCTTAATCTCAGCAACAGCAGACTGGATCATCTCGTCTACCTGCTCCTGTGTATATCCTGTGCTTGCATTGGCGACTGCCTCAGCGATCATCTCGTCTACCTGCTCCTGCGAAAAAAGGGTACCGGACTGAACCGATACCCCTGCACTTGCATTCGTGATTGAGATTACGCCAAGTTTCTCTTCCCTTGCGACATCTGCCACGAGGTCTGCAGGGATTTCATCCCCGATAAAGAACTTTTTGCCGCCATAACTGCAAGGTCTTTTTGCAATCAATCCCATGGCGAAACCTCCTTACACTGCGTCATAACCAAAAAATGCAAGGTCGTCTGCGGTTTTCTTCATGTCGTAAGCCATAAGGCCTTCAACAAGCTCGGAATGTGTACCAGGCGCACCAGGATAATTAAGAATCGGAAGCAGCATTCCATTTTCAAGCATGTCCCAAGTGAAGATATAGCCTGCAGAAGGCTCGTCGATGGAAGGCGTGTCTGTTGCATATGCTAACAGGAATGCATTCGGATCGTTAATAAATCCCATATCTGCTTTCTGTCCTAAGCCGGCTTTGTTCTGAACCGTTCTGTCAATAACAACTCTATCGATTTCAAAGAGCTGTGCTAACACATTAAGAGTAACTTTTGCAGGGTTAGGTGTCGAACCGCTGTATTTCACTCTGTCGAGGATTGCCGGATGCACTGTCAATGCATTGTAAACATTTACACCAAGGCCAAGTCTGTTAGGTGTACGTCCTGTCTCCTGGTTAATCTCTGTGACTTTATCCTGGAAATACTTAATCGGATCGCTGTTTCCGTTGCTGAATTTAATAAACTGTCCAGTTGAAACAGCTGTCGAATCCGTACCGGACGCCTCGTTCTTCCATACGCCTTTACGCATGAATGACTTAGAAAATTCAGAATCCTGGTGGATGTTGGCCTGCGTTGCAATAGTCTTTGTTCTCTGCTGGCGAGGGTCTTTTGTTTGAGGTCCCTGTCTACGGTCGAGATCTGTCTGTCTAATCTTGTCTACGCCCATAATCATCTGATCTACATGGCAGGCATAATTTTCTGTATGTTCAGAAAGTACAGCCGGGTCTACTGAGCCATACGCCGGTTTTCTGTTCCAGTTGTCACGTAACAGATCTTCTTTATCGAATACATAGTAATTATCAGAGGATAACCCTACCGGGCAAACCGGAAACATATTTTTTGCAAAAGATGTTGTATCCTTCTGATAGTAAGCCAGCGCCATAGTGGAAAGCGCTGTGTGCGGTCTGAATGCACCCTTGGCAATGTCTGCCTGGATGCTCTTAGCTGTTCTTTTCATTTACCTATTTCCTCCTTCTTATTTTGCGGCGTTCTTCTGATACTTGGAAATCTGAACTCTAACATAGTCATTCTCCGCTGCATTGCTGAGCGCCACGCCGATCACATAATCTCCGTCAGCTGCCTTTGTTGCTTTTCCTGCGGTTGCAGTTACCTCTTCGCCCTTCTTGATGGCTCCGCCAGCAAGAATGTAGCCGATGTCCTTAATCTGAACATCTACCTGGTCTCCCTTTGCAACTTTTCCGGACTCTGCTCCGGAGATGTCGTTATAGCCTGCCTCAATAATTGCAATGCCTACGATAGGTGCTGTGCCGTCGGTTGCTACGACTACATCTCCATTCTCGTCATATTTGAGAATGAGGTTTCTCACATCGTCGATAGCAGCACCGGCCTGCTCTGCGATTGTCACAGACTGGTTAATCTGTGAGCCGTTGAAGTTTCTCTTTGCCATGGTCTTTTCCTCCTTCCTTAAAATCCTTCCTCAGCGTCGTATGCGTCCATAAGGTCCGGGTTATCTTCCCAAGCCTTAGCCAGCGCATCCGTATAGCTCATGGAAGGTTCTTTCTGCATATAGCTCTTGGCGATACCTTCGATCTTGCCCTCTGCATCACTTACGTGCACAGAGCCATGGCCGGACTTGCCTACCTCGGAAAAAACGCCGGACTTGTTGACCGCTTCCACGGTGGCATCAAGAACGGCGATCATATCGTTGTATGCAGTTCCACCGGTAGCTCTGAGAGATTTGAGCATAGGTACAAGCTCCTCTTTCTTCTTGCCGATGATTTCATACTTGCCTGCTACGGCTTCAAGTTCTCTGTTCTCAGCATCCTCACGGAACTTTCTGAGCGCTTCGATTTCTGCCTTAACAGCAGGATTGAGTCCCTTGTAGATGTCCTCGCCATCTGCAGGTGTTTCCTGGTTCTGCTCAGGCTTCTCAACAGACTTTGTTACCGCAGGTTTTCCCTCCGGAGTCTGCTCTGTCTGAGTCGGGTCGTCTGCCACGCCGTATCTCTTCTCAATATCTTCGAGAATGAGAAGCTCAGCCTGGGTCATTTTGCTCTTGTCGATCTTCATATCTTCGTTGTCTCCTTTCGACTGTTTCTTTTTGCCCTGGTCCTTTTTGTCCTCTGTGTCTACCTCCGGATCATCTCCTTCTCCGGCAGGCTTTCCAGCGGCGGTCTGTGCCTTCTCGATGTTGTCATTCAGCCTTGCAGCCGCAGACTTCATCATTGCCAGGTCACTCTCCGTCACCTCGTCACTCTTTACGATGTTGATTACCTTTCCGCCGGACCAGTTGCTAATCGCTTCCTTCACTACTGCAGTGAACTCGTCAAGGCTCTCATTCATCGCTGTTGCTGCGCCGGTGCTATCCAGCTCCTCGTCATTCAGAATCGAACAGAGGCTTGCCTGCAGTGCGTAGCATATATCCCAAATTTCCAGTAGGTAGGATTTATCTTTATCCTTTACTGTCCTTATAGACTTTTCTTGCGAAGTGCCGGGGTATTTATCATTTATCTTGATTTGTTATTGTCCTTTATGTGTACTTGAATTTGTACCGAAATTTGCACGAAGAAAGAGAGCCGGTACCTTTGCTCATGGCATTGGTGCAGGCTCTCATATGTGAATAGCTGTTATGGAGTTAGCATATCTTGATCTTATTTCCCAGGTCGTTCATAATTTCTGTTGACTTTTCCTTTGTCACATGGCTGTAAATATCCATTGTCGTTGAAATATCTCTATGTCCCATAATCTCTTGAATGACCTTGACATTTGTTTCGTTTTCGCAAAACCTTGTACAAAATGTATGTCGGAGAATGTGCGGAGAAAATACCGGTAGTAGTTCGGGATCTCTGTTTTCCTTTCCTGCAGTCTCAGTTTCTTGCTGATTATATCGCTTTACAATCCTGGCAATAATCTGATTGATACTGGCTATCGAGTAGGGCATTCCCTTTGATGTATGAAACACGAAGTCCGTATATCCGTCAATCGTAGCGGTACCATGTGAGCCGGTCAAATTGTCAATGTCTCTCAGATGCACGAGTTGCTTTCTAAGGTCCATAAGCAGAGGTATGTCCCTGTTCCCGCTCTCACTCTTTGGCGTAGTTACATGATATGTCATTTTGCCGTTTACATTCGTGTAGTGCATAGCGTGGTTGATGCTGACCGAACCCTGGAATAGGTCAATGTCTTTCCAGGTCAATCCCATTAGCTCAGACACTCTAACCCCGGTTCCGAGGAAGAATGAGAACATAGGCAGATACACACGGTATGTCGGAGACTCTGAAACAAACGTGATGAAATTTTCCTGTTGCTTAACCGTGAGAGGTTCCCTTTTCTTAGCCGGTCTTTTCCCTATCCTTGAAAATGCTTTCTTGGCCGGGTTGCTTTGCAGGGCGTTGTCCTGGACTAAATCCTCGAAACACCCATATATGATTACGTGCAGGGTATGTACTGTCGCTGTTGCCAGTTCCTTATTTTCGAGCAGTTCCTTGTACAATTCCACGATATGCACTCGCTTGATCCGGTCAATACGCATATCGCCAATATTGCTCTCTCTCACGTAGTTATTCCAATACCTGGTATATAATTCCCTTGTCGTAAGTTTCAAATTGCTCTTGTATATATCCATCCATTTCTCAAACCATTCATTGAGCGTGGCTTTCGGAATGTCGCTGTAGATACCATTCTGTAGCTGTGATTCCTTTGTAATGATTTTCTTTTTCAGTTCGTTCAAGTCATTATCCGTAAGAACATACTGGGTACCATTTATCATTTTTCTCCAAATGTACCGTAGGTCTGATTTCTGACTTACATTAGGCGGTAGCACTCTCCCGCGGTTGTCTTTTCTGTTCTTTGCCATATTTTGTCCTTTCCGGCGAAATGCCGGGGACATTATCCCAGGCACTCGCTCATTAAATTCATAGCCATTTTGAAACCGAGCACAAAGCCGGCCTTTTCAGACGCTCTTGCGTATGCAATAGCTTTGTCGTAGGTTCTCTGATAGGTCACGTATTCGCTGTCTGTATGAACCTGATCCGTTATACTTTCCAGGGCGGTCAATGTCTCGCTCTGTTCCGGTGTCAATGCTGATTCCTCATTCACGCTTGCTTTGTAGTTTTCAAATAACTGTTCCATTGTCTCTGTGGTCTTGATTGCTTTACTCATTCGCTTTTCCTCCCATTCGCTGATCTGTCGCTATAATTTCTGTGTGGGAGGATAGCTCTGTGGCAATCTCTCCCATTTATGGGTTATGGCCCGTTCCCCCTTTCGGGGGCGGTGCCGGTTGCCATATGCTATCGAGAAGCCTTTGCTCTTTGTCGGTTTCGTAAACTGTTCGCACAGTTCCGGAAACGCTGTTTTTAATGCCTTGCTGTCAAGTGAATTGCTGATGATTGTTTTCCACCGGACTATGAAGTTGCCGGTCTGTAATTCTTCGATGTCCTTGCTTTCGAGGTCTCTCTTAATTTCCGCTTTCAGTTCGTTTTCTTTTTGCTCAATCTCTTTTCTCTGTCTCTCTAATTCCTGGAGCTTTTTAATTCTGTTGTCAATCTGTCTATTTGTCATAGCCTATACCCTCGCTTTCTCTCTTAAATCGCTCTTGCGATAACCATTAACTCTGTCTCGGTTGCCTTTGCAGGATTGAAATTGCTGATTCCTGCGGTCAGTGCCATATTGTAAATTGCTGTTGCAGGTGTGATACCGTACTCTTTTGTCTGTCTCTCAATTTCCTTGTTTACTTTCTCGATATAACTCATACTCTCAATCCTTTCTTGTGAGCCCTGGGTGGCTGTTTAAGTATCTATGCACTCTTGCAATCCCAATCTCCCTTATCCGTTCCCAGTGTTATGTAATATTCTTGCTTTCCCTTTCGGTACTCCCGTCTATTTTCGCTCACAGTTTGTAATGATTTTTGTTATTATTTGTTTGTTTGTAATTATATTATAATGTATTTCGTTATATATGTCAAGGGTTTTTATAATGTTTTTCATTATTTTTGTAATGTTTTTCTTGACTTTAATAACGAATAGCATTATACTCTAATTAGTTTCAAATAGTTCATAACGTAGGAGGTTATTTATTATGTCAGTTGCAAACAAACTTAGAGCTGTCCTTAATCTCACGGATAGCAAACCCGCCGATTTGTCCGAATGTCTTAACAAATCTGTACAGAGTGTGCGGAATAAGTTTTCACAAGATGCTTTTTCTATCTCTGATGTCTTAAAAATTTGTGATTATCTCGGTTGCGAGTTGCAGATTAAGACCGGAGACGGTCAGACAATCGCATTAACCATTGATGATGTAAAGGACTCTGAAAAGCCAAGCAATAACAAAGCAGGCGTGCAGAGCCAGGAGGAGGCGTAAAATGGCAGAACAGATTGTATTGCAAGGTCTTTGTAACCAGGTCAAAGGGGCGATCGTAGAAAACGGACATGGTATGCTCACAAATCAAAGGTTCATTTACTCAAAACATTCCCTGGCCCATATCGCTGTGATGGGTGCTTTCGTAAATCTCACACGTGGAGACTTTGACTTTGACATTCCCTTAGCTGACATTACCGAGGTTGAGGAAACTAAAAGGCTCTTTTCAAAAATTCTCGTAATTCATACGAAGGATGCCGAATATCGCTTTTTCTTTACCAAGCTGGAGGAATGGAAAATTGCCTTTGCCAATGCCCTGGAAGGTAAAAGCGATACGGAGCAGGTGCAGGCGGTACCGAGCGGATCAGTTGCAGACGAACTCTTGAAGTTCAAGAATTTGCTGGATGCCGGAGCCATTACCGAGGACGAATATAATGCTCAAAAATCACGATTGCTGAACCAATAAGCAGGTGCAGGCGGTCTCATTGCCCGAGTACGAATCCCGAAGAGGTGTTTGCCTTTCCGGGATTTTTTCTATTCAGTTTTGATTTTCAGTGTATGCTCTTTACTCTTGTGCCGTAGAGCCTGCGATCTCTATTGCGAATACCGGGAACTCGCTGGACTTTATCATTTCCCAAATTGATTTGTCGTAGATTTCTAATCCTATCCAGTATGCCAATGGTGGCAGGATGCCTATAGGGATGCCTATTGCCTGTTGCTTTTCTTTCGTGAACACACACGATTCTATGATTCGTACCGGGTTGCTCATATCATTTGTTGGCATATTCCGGATAAATTCATAAATTGCCAGTTCAAAATCTTTCGCTGAGACCGAGTAACCTAGCTGGCTCTCTATTTCCTTTTCGCCGTTCCCTATAATGGCATATCCGAATACCCGGTGCTTTCCGTTGTCCTTTTTACAAATCTTATATTTCCCGGACACTGTTTTCCGGACATTGCCTTGCCTTTTCCTATTTTGTTTCACATAATCGTTGAATTTTCTCATAGTCTTTGACCTTTCTTTTTTCTTGCGTTTTCACTTTATCTGTGATATGTTCAGTTCATGTTGCACACAATCCTTTCTGTACAGTTAGGCAAGGCACTCAGTTCTGAGCTGGGTGCCTTTTTATATGCAAAATGTGCAATCATTCCGGAGGAAATACACTCAAACCTGCAGTCTGTTCCTATTGTGGATAGTTCTGTTCATTTGGTGCATAACCAGGTGCATTTATCCTTGAAAGCCAGGTGCATTTCCAGGTGCATTTGCTCAAATTACCAAGTGGCAATATTTTTTTCTCTCGGTAGAAATGTAGGAAATATAAGGCTTTTCGGGTTCTTTTCTATTATTTTTCTCATAAATTTTTGTAAGAAATCTTACAAGGTTTCTTGTATGGTTTCTTTACTAGATATTAGAGAATAGAGATAGATATTAGAGATAAAATAATATATGCTCATTTGCCTGTTGAGCCTGGTCCTTTGCCATGCCTGTTCCCAGTATCGTATCAATCCAGTATAAAGCTGGTTATTTTGATGCCGCCTTTTATCATTCTCTATTCCGTCGATAAATTCCAAACCTGCAGTCTGTTCCCGTTGTGACACTTGAACCAATATCCCTATGCCTATTCTCTCTTGCAGGTATGGCAGTTCATTTTCTTGTACCTATGAAGCCGTTAGAGCCGTAGGGAGCGTTTTTACTGTCTCTTGTGAGGAAATATAAGGGTGCAATCTAAAATCGCTCAAATACGAGCCATTCTGTCGGTTGTGCTGTTCGGTATGTTGTCGGGTGGTTCTCTGTTGTTTCTGTGGATCATATCCCTAAGAACTGTCTTATGCTCTATCGGGGCATTTCTAACCTGCAGTCTATAGTTTGCTGATACCAAACCAGGTGCAAAGAACATTTCGGAATATGCTCTTATATGGTGCTGTAGTGACGATACGGGCACTGGGAGCGTTTCTGTCAGAGTATGTGAGGAAATATAAGCCTATTATTCTTTTATTGCCTATACGGTCACATTATCCCTTTTCCGGCTTTCCAAATACCTTGTCGTAATTTCCAGTATCGATACACGCAGTATGGTCATTCATAAACTCAAACGCACTGTCCTCGGTCAATAGCTGTACCTTTGTCTCACAATCCTTGCATTCATTCACGATGAAGAATGTACCCTTGCCGGTTCGGTATAGGCTCTGTTCCGTAAAATTCTTTATGCCGTCGATTTCCGTATGGCAGAGTAGCACGCTTTCACTCGGTATATATTGTTTCTTGTTGATGTAATACCTTACCTTGCTGTCTTGTCTCATTCCTAATCCTGGAAGATAGACGCAGGGGATCGGGGCGGTGCTCTCGCTTGATGCTGTTCTATCATTCCATATCCTTTCCCAATGGCCGGTTTGTTCCGGTACATTGCATTTCCCTGGTGCTGTCCTTTTTTAGGGGTGACATATCAGACACTCACTCAAACCTGCAGTCTGACTTTGCAGGAAACAATCCTTTATACCCTGGCAAAATAGAAAGCCATTCTCTCGTAAATCAATGATAAATCTTTGTAGATACACTTTGTCGTAACCATATACTTTTCCGCAATTTCCGGTGTAGAATACGCTCTGTCCGAGAGAAACAATCCTTGCATTACCTTAAACCGGCGGGCACTTTCGGGTGTACCTATACGCTCACACTCAATCCGGAACAGGTCGGATGCCTTTTCTATTCGTGCAATCAGTCTCTCATTTTCCGGACGCTTTTTGTCGCTCTCGCTGGATATGCCCTCGGTATTCCTAAGGGTGGCTTTGATTTCCCTGTATCTTTGGAGCAGATCACTCATTTCTCTTTTATGGCGATTGCTCTCTATCTTTTCCGTTTCGCTGATGTATGCCTTTATTGACTCTCTTGCAGATATCTGAACCAGTCTCTCTAGTTCCTTATCCGTAAATGTATATATTCTCTCTGTCTCTTTTCCCATAGTGATATGTCCTTTCCATTGTGCTGTGAAGCCGTTACTCTTGTCGGATGCGTTCTTTATGCTCTCGGTGTGGAATTGTGAGGATAGGCAAAAGAAAAGGCAGGGCGGGGCGAATATGCCCTTGCCTTGCCTATATCTCATAGCCATAGTAAAGCTGAACGAGGTCGCTTATACCTTGCTGTATCACATTATCATAAACTGATTCCTGGCTTATGCCGAGCAGTTTCATTATTTCGCTCTTTGGCTTTGGTTCCCGGATAATAAAAGCCAGGACAAGCAGGTTGTGGCGGACCTTAAATGGTACGTGCTTTCCGTGAAAATCTCTGTAGCCTTTTTCCGGATATTCTCGGTGCAGTTCAATAAGCCGGTCCATAGTCTTTCTTTCCTTGCTGTCGGGTGGCTCAGTGCGGTATCTTTCAAGAAGGCTCAGGATATAATCCCTTTTTCTTGCTTTCTCAGATTCCATTTCTCTCTTATTGTCCGTTGGCTTTCGCTGATCCTTTGCAAGTTTCTTTCCATTCCTGTAGGCGATACCTTTCGCCATTCTCTCAATCTTTTTCCATTCTGTTGCGGTCATAGTAGCAGGTTCCTTTCATTCTCTGACAATTCCTTTGCCAATCTCTCAGACGCTTTCTCGTACTTTTCCTTGTCCGATGTGTATTTTGTCTCGTACTTTTCATACACATTTCTCATTGAGTATTCCGGAAGAAAGTCAATAAGCTCATTTGAATATTTGCTGTGCCTAATGCGGATATATGCCCTTTTCAGAATATCGCTTATATTTTGTCTTGTGCACTGAAATTCATTTGCTATATGGCTCATGCTGTGGCCCTGGTAGAAACGTAGCATTATAACATTTCTCTCATTATCCGGTAGGATACTCAGAACCTTTTGCATAAGCTCATGCAATTCACGATCCGTAACCGATTCTATGACTGACTGGCTCACGTTCTCATTACTTGCAATAATATCTTGCAGAGTTCCCGATTCCGGATCACTCTCATTCAAGTATGTATCAAGGCTGGCTGTCTCGTGCCTGGCTATGACTTTTCTCATACTCTCGTAATTCAATTTACTCATTCCGAGCTTTTCTCGTATGATCTCATGATCTATAGGCTGTTGGCACTCATTTCGTTTCTTACATTCCTGGGCGTATCGTTTGATATGCGCTCTCATGTATGCCGGAATACGCATGAGCTGTCCGTTACGGTCATAGTAACGGAGTACACTCTTGCGTATAAAGTGAATGGCAAACGTGAAGAATTTGTAACCCTTGTCGGGTTCATATTTCCCTATACTTTCAAGTATGCCGAGGAACGCTTGTTGTTCCAAATCCTCGAAATCCTGGATGTCTGAATATTTCCATCGTTCCAAGCCGGTCATTTCATGTATGATTTTCTGAACCAATGGCAGGTTGTCGAGCCATAGCCGTTCAAGTAACTCTTTTCTTTTTCCCTGGCCGGTCTGAATTTGTTTAACTAATATTTCGTTGTCTCTGTCTCGCTCTCTCGCTGAACCCGCACTCTCTTGTTTCAAATTCCACACGTTATCATTCCTTTTCTTATTGCTTACAATAACTTTGAACGGTCAAAATAAATATACCGGTATAAGCTCTCGTATTGGTCTCGTTTGACATTCCTTACCTGGTCCAGGTCTGACATATCACTCATTTGTGCATTGTATTTTACAATCTGATCCTGGGAGCCGTTTTCTGTTCCGATTCGCTGTATCTCATAACGCAGGCTGTTCAGAAGGTTTGCGAATGTAATCAATTCCTGGCAGGCTCTCTGATGAATTTCTAATGACCTGTTGATTATCTCAATTCTCATATTCCATTCATGCTTATACATATCGCAGATTCCTTTCCAGGCATTGGAAATTGTGCCCGGTGCGAATGTCTCGCTGTTCTCGATTTCCTTTACCATAGGTTCGAGATATGCTCTTGTCTTTTTTGCAGTTTCCAAAGAGTCCGAATATTCAATAATCTTTTCCCCATTTCCCTCTTTTATTGCTGTCTCTAAAAGCTGTTCTGTTTTCTCAATTTCTTTATCCTTTTTGGCGATTTGCTCTCTTGCGGTATTGAGTTTTTCAGTTTTCGCACTGATGTATGCCTTGAACTGTTCCGTAAATATGCTATTATCCGAAACCGGCAATTCCGTTTCCTGGCTTGCCATTCTAAGCAAGTCGAGCTGTTCTGTAAAATGCAAAAGTCTCTCTGATGCAATCAGACGAGGATCGTTTCCGTCGTTTGGTATTCCCTCGTTGCTGATTTGATCCATCATTTCCCTCATGTGAGCCTTTGCCTGGAGGAGCTTGTCATTCGGTATAGTCTTTTTTCTCTTGATCTCTTGAAGTAGCTGAGATTCCTTTAATCTCTTGATTTGTAATTCCGCCGAAATGATATTCTGATCTATCGTGGCAATTTCCTCGATTTTCGCTGTTTGGCGGTAACTCTTTAATTGTTGCAGTTCCCTCTCTTTCTGTTCGATTTGGTTATCCAGTTTTTCCATGTTTTTCTCTGTCCTTTCTGTTATTTGATTTATGCTTAGGCGTTCCGTATCTTACCTTGAACGCTTATGGCCTGGTGATGCAGTCTCAGTCAAATATCTTGTGCTTGCTGGTCTATCCATATATCAATCTTTTTACGATCATACAAAACACGCTTTCCTATCCGGACAATCGCACACGCATTTTTACCAAGTTCTAATGCGCTATTCCTGCCAAGTGAGGTATAAGCCATAAGCTCTTTAATTCCCATGAGCCGGCCATATTCCGAGACCTGTCGGTTGTTTTGTCTCTCTGTCATACCGTCAATTCCTTTCTGTTTATGTTGATTTATTGTGTTCCTTTATACACATAATAAACTCATTTGCGAGTTGTGTCAATACCTATAATTCTCATTTGCGTATTCAAAGTGTATAGTAGGTACGTGGAATAAAACGCTTGCAAATATAGAAATTTACACTTATTTGCGATATATCCTTGCTTTTGAATAGGTTACTGAGGAATATTTGCCGAATGGCAGCAGGCTCACATACGCAAGCAGAAGAATGTTTGTTGCACTCATTTGCGAGTTGCAGCAGTCGTAATTATTCTCTCTTTGCGTGTCTTGCGGTGTGGTGGTATGCTGTGAAATGGTGTCGAGAGCGTTTGCAGATTTGCAAGAATTTTTCCTATTCCGTACCAATTTTGTACCAAGTGCCCTGGCGGTGGTCTCTCAAATACCGATATTACTGAGCTTTCTTGGCAATCGCAAACTATATCCCAAATTTCATCAGCAATCTTTCTGTTCTTGATTTCATTGAAACGCTCGTTGAAACTAACAGAGTTGCCTTTCAGAACTTCCTCTACTGCACTGTCGATCTCTTCCTGGTTCATGCCGGCCTTTTTGCCGATGAAACCGAACAATCGGCTGACAAAACCATTCTTATCGCCATTCTCTCCTGTGGACTGCCCCTTTTCGCCTTTACTCTTTGTTAGCTTAATGTGAGCATCCGGATTTGCACCTTCATCTACAAAATCAACCTTGCTGATTCTGAGATTTTTTAACTTTGTTGCCACTTTGCTTCCTCCTTTCCGCAAGATTTATATTAAAAAAGACACCTTTGCGGTGCCTCTCCTAATAACGGAATGATGTTTCTGTTGCTGATAAACTCTTCTAACTGCTCTACTGTGGACTCTCGCAGGTTATTCAAACCGTAGCGGTCCATAAATTCGAGCAAGAAATCAGAAAAAGGCACCATATCGGATGCCTTGCTGATCTGTTTTATCAATTTGTTCTTTTTGCTTAGATTTGTCTCCATAATGTGAACTACCTATGCCCTTATTACACTCTCATATGTGGAATTATAAGGTTAAGACTGCTGAAAAACTCAATACGCCCCATTTTTACAAGGTGTTTTCATCTTCTACTTCGACTCTCTCGGCTTCTCCTTCGATTGAGAACATCGGATATGTGCCGTCCTTAACCTTTTCCCATACATCCTCGTCGGTTACTTTGAAGCCGATCCACCAACCAATCGGAAGAGTGCCTGCCGGGATTCCCATTGCCTGCATTTTTTCTTCCGTGAATACCACAGATTCAACCAGGACTGCAGCTCCGCCTCTTTCGTGCATTTCTCCGCCTTCACGATAGAGTAACACATACTGGTATGCTGCGTTTTCCAGTTCTTCCGGCTCGATGATGTCCTCCTGCCAGTCCTCAATCTCTTCTCCATCAGCACGGATAGCCACATTCGCCCAGCCAAATGCCAGGTGCTTGTCGTCGTCGGACTTGGCAATCTTAAACCTGCCTTTAATCACATTGCTGGCAGGCTCTTTCTTCTGCGGTTCTGCAGACTTCTTGATGAAATCAGAGAACTTCTTCACTTTCTCACTTCCTTCCTCTCGGTGCAGCCACTTCGATATACTCGATAGCGCAGGCACATCTCGGGTGTGCAGGTGGTAACATATGTTGTCCTGCAAACAGAACCTTTCCTTTGAAATCAAAGTCGGAGTCCATATCTACCTCGGTACCTTCCAGCGCATTGCAGATGTCGCACACCGAATCGTCTCCGGATGTACTCCATCTCTTTACCATCGTTCCAAGATACCCTTCGCCCTGTGCCTGGCGTATGCCTTCATCGGCTCCACGGTTATAAGCAAAAGCACTCTCGGTCTGAGCGACTGTGAATGCCCTGGCCCGGTGCTGTTTCTCTGCATATTTCTGAGAAGCGTCCAATGCCTTCCGGCGGATGCTCTCAATCTTCATTCTCGGATGTTCTTTTCGCATCGTAGCCACGATATTGTCATAATACCTGGCGTTTGCTCTTGCGTCACCCTCTGTCAGACCGATGCATGGACGAATGAGCCTTGCCAGTTCATCTACTGTATGGCTCTCTCTCATTTTCTTTTCCAGGAGTGCCGCTATTGCGTCCTTCTGTTCTTCTGTGCATCGGGTGACAAACTCAGCTCCTCTTTCACTGATCCAGTCGAGAACGCCAGGTGTCTGAGTGTCAAACTCAAAAGCGAGACCGTCCAGGATTGGTTGCCCGGTTGGTCCCGCTGCTATTGCCTGCGTCCACATTGACTGTAATCTCTCGGCAACAAGCACTGAGTAATCCTGTTGCCAAGCCTCTAACGTCTCTTTACTAAGGCTTCCGTCCGCTACTGCTTTTCGGAGTTCCTGGTACGTGATGGCGTCTTGCTGATCCTGCCAAAACCCGCATAGGATTTCAACCGGTTCGTCACATTCGCTCTGCAGGTACTCTTCAAGTCTGCGTAGGACTTCTTGACTGCCCGGTGTCTTTGCCTTGCGTATTCGCTTTGGTCGTATGAACCTTATTGCCATTTGCACCGCTCCTTCCTAATCGCCTTTTAGCGGCTTCCGCCACATTGTCAGGGATTTCTTCGCCTTCGTCGTTTCCATCGCTTCCTGCGGCTGTCTCAGGCTCCGGTGGCTGGTTCTGCTCCGCCTGTTGCTTACGCCGCTGGTCTACTGTTCTGTCGTCCGTTGTCCTCTCCGGCAGGTGTCCGACCTGGCGAATGTAATCTTCCAGTCCGTCGTCCGGTACTAAGATTCCGATGCCAGTCATATCCTTGATGAATGCCGCAACCTTCGTTACGTCCACATCTGCAATGTCGCCGTGGGACATCTTTGGGTACTCCGTGATGCCTGCAAAATGTTCACCGTTAATATCGATCAACGGCGGGATGCCCTGGCTGTTGAATGTCTCGCAGATCATGTCTAGGAATGCACCGATTGCCATAGCGAACAACTCCGTCTTATCGGAACTCAACGCCCAGGAACCGGTCTCTGAATGCCCTAAGAAAATAAAATCCGCCAGTACCGTCATTGCAATTCGGGTATCGTAGCGGTTGATGATCGCATTCGTGTCAAACTGTCGGGTGCCGCCGGAACTTAACAGCTCCAATTCATATCCTGCCGGAAGTACCACGCCTTCCATCTCGTCTCGGCGAATACTCTTTACCATATTTTCCAACGCAATTCGTGTCTGCTTGTTGTCCTCAATATCATCGTTCCAAAGGTCTAACCCTTCCGGTCCGTGCATTACCGGGAGTCCTGCAAGGTCTCTCTCAATGCCGATACCTTCAATCTCCTGGATTCGTCTCTTGAAGTACCAGGATCGGTAGGCATTTCTCAGAATACTTCGCCCTTCCGGATTATTCTTCCTGCTCTTTGTACGGAACAGCAATGCCTTACTCATTGGTATCGTGTACGTTCCGAAGTCCGGTGGCGGCATCTGAGTCATTCCCAGCAGATTGTCCTCATTGTCGTATTCCCATCTGTAGAGCGTTTCCTGCGCTCTGATAGGCAACTTCTTCCATCCAATCAAACCATCCGTGTACTTACTCTTCGTGGTTGGGTTCTTCGTATTTCCCATACGGCGCTTATACACGATCTCGTGGAAACTCCAACCGTAAGTGAGGAAAGATAAGATTTCCGAAATTGTGTCCGTCCAGGTGTCCTGCATATCGTGCATACAGCTTTCTACGAACTCTGCAGCCTCTTTGTCCTTTGCGGTGTCGCCTCCCGGCTCTACATTCCAGTCGCACTGTCTTACCAGCATCTCGATAGCGAAGAGGATCGCACCTACCACATCGTCATTCTCAGACATTTCACGGTAGACCTCTATTCCTCGTGTGCCTCTCAGTTCGTGAAGGAACTCTTCGTAGATTGTTCCTCCGTAGCGTCGCTGACCTATGCGACCGATTTCTTTGTTAGCCATCTGTTCTCACCTCACTTATTCCAATAACTGCTCTTGCCTAACTGGCTATCCTTAGGCGGTGCTGAGTATGTAGCACCACTCTCTAACTCCGTAAATGCTGACGAACTTGCATCCACCATATCCTTGAATTTGGACTGTGGGAAGTTCTCACACTCGTTGAAATACTCTTCATTCCACGGTGCAATCAGCACATCGACATTGCCTTTATCCATGCCTTCAAGTCCTAACCATTGTGCTGAGAACGGTTCTGCTCTCGTTACCTTGTCTCCGGACTCTTGAATGCACTTAACAGTAAAACCAGCCAAGAGTTTCATAAAACTCTGTGCCTGGTCTTTACCTGCCTGGCCTGGGTCCTGCGGAAGTCTTGTTGCTACCCTTCCGTATTTCGCCCTGTCGGCTATGCAGGTCTGCTTTATAATTTCTCTCACATCGGACGAACTCAACCGGCGATTGATAACGTCGGCCACAATGTACCGTCCGTTTCTTCTCTTTCCGATCAGCACGCCTGCTGTGTATGCCGGGTCTCCCTTTTCATCCTCAGATGTTGCCGCAAGGTCCCAGCCTCTCGCCCACTTGATAACATCGGGCGGTATCTCTTCCAGCATATTTACCTTTACTCGCTTGAACATCAAACCTGCGGCGGCTTTAATCTTCCAGTTGCCATGCAGTAGTCGCTCTCTCTGCACAAGAGCCATCGCCTGCAGGTTGGCTAAATACCCTGGGTCATTCTTCATCAGAATTTTGTTATCATGCAACGTACTCGCAATGAACGTCACGCTCTTAGGCATCGTCTCAGCCTGTTCCGGCTTGACACCGTTCTCGATAGCTCCCTGCACTGCCTCTTCCCTGCTGTCAAACCAGGTAACGACCTCATTCAGTCGCACCATCCAGCGGATCACTCCCGACCGTTCCGGTATTGGGTAGCCGGTCTCTTGGTTTATCCACCAGGAAATAAACTCAGCAACCCAAGAGTCTGCGTCCGGATTGCAGGTGGCTCGTACATACGGCTTTACACCGGAATCTGTACGGTTTCGAGACAGCATATAAAAGAACTGGTACTCGCTAAAGTGTGTCAGCTCGTCAAATCCTATCATCGTGAGCTGTGAACCCTGCCAGTCGTCGCAATCTTCATCACGTCCGAGGTGGGCGAAATTGACCGATGCGCCTCTTTTAAAAGTCCAGTGTAGTTTTGGTGTCTTTAACGGCTGGGAACCTTTCACGTAGCGGTAAATCTTTCGTGAACTATCCCATAATCCTCCTGGAGATGTTACCTGCGTGTAGTCACGTCGGAAGATAGTTGCGTTGTAGTCCGGATTGTCCATGTACCGAAGCGGCTCTAACAGCAGTCCGAGGGTTTTTCCTCCGCCTGCAGCGCCTCCATAAATGCAAATATCCGCAGAAGTAGCTAAGAACATTTCCTGCGGTCCTTTCTGCGGAGCTAATACGATTTTCTCTTTCATCAATCGTCCCTCCCATTATCCGGAAGGTAAATCTGAACCTCTGCGTCATTGTCGCTGGTCTGATCCACATAGTCCTGTGGTCTATCCTGCCAACGGTCTCTCTGACGATTTTTCAACCAAAATATCTGAGCTGTGACATCCGGCGGTACGTGCTTCTTGGTCTTTTCAATCTTGACCGGTTTTACATTACCGTCCTTGTCATACTCAATGATTTTCTTCTCTTCCTCGTACTCATAGCCGGTAGCTCTCTCGTAGAGACTCCTTATTACCTTCGCATCTGATACGTCTTTACCTTCTCCAAGCGCCTTGCCGAATGATTCGTGTTCCTTGGCCCATCGCATAATGGTTCGTTCGGAGACTCCCATGGCAAGGGCGATCTCTTCATTGGTGGCACCCATTGCAGCCAAAGACCACGCCCAGTTATCGTGGTAAGGGGCATTGTATTTTGGCTTAGCTGCCATACATTAACTACCTGCCACTGAGGTAGTCAGCACATAGGTACTCGATCAGTTGCCACCTGTTCTTACTCGTGATTGTCCCTTCCTTCTCAGCTTTCTTGATTGCCTGCTGAATAACGGAAGCGGACTCACCCGGTACCGCATTACTGCCAAACAGTTTAGCGAGGTAGGTCCATTCTCCTTCCTCTGTGAAACCGCAGTCGTCCATCTTCTGAGCGGCGTTCTCGATCATAGAGTGGATAGCCGCACCGACGTTTCGGATGTCCGTAAACTTCTGATACTTGCTAAGCGTCTCCACAAATCCCTTGCACTGCTCGTAGGATGCCACGCCCACAATGTCCGGAGCCTTTGATTCCAGGTCTTTAACCAGTGCGTCCATATCCTTTACCTGGTGCGGAAGGAATGTAAACGTCACATTCTTAAAATCAAACTGAACCGCAGGACTCAGCATCTTGTCGTACTGTTCCAGCGGTTCTTCCATGATCTCCTTGCCGACGAATGACTCAATCATATCGTCCACATCGTCTATCATCTTCACGATTTCTCTCAACGTACTGTCGTCGTCGAAACCGGAAATTGCATTGTGTGCCAGCTGCTTTGCCGCAATCTTGCTTCGTGAGAGACCGGACACATCGACAATAGCGATGATTTCCTTCATCTCTGCAGCACGTGCGCTCTTTACTCTGTGGTGGCCGCTGATGATTTCCAACTTGCCATCCACCAAAACAAAAAGAGGCAGGCTTTCCAGCTGTCCTCGCTTCTTGATATTAGCGGTCAACTGATCCTGCATCTCGTTTTTCATTATCCTGGCGTTGATGTCCTGCTCCTTAACCTTATCCAGCGGAACCTTGGCGATCACCAAGCCGGAACCCATATCATAGATTACTTCGCATCCTTCGATTTGCTGGATGCCTTTGCTCTGTTCTTCTGCCATTCGTTTTCCCTCCTTAGCCATTCTTGAAGCGTCTGCTGTTCGGTTCTTCCCTCTACTAGTTCAGCCTCATACGTGAGCTTGTAGCCGTTCTTCTTGTCCTCAACCCTGTTTACCAGTTTCATGATGCCTCGTACCTCTTTGTTCTCCGGGTACCTGGTAAGCATTGCGGTGCGCATCTTTGTGACCTTCTCCTGTTCGATATTGTCCAGGAGTGTATCTACAAAATCTCTATTCTGCGCCAGCATATAACATAGTCTACCTAGCCGGTATGTCTTGTGCGGCACCTTCATCACGTACCACACAAATACGCTGTCTGCGGCCATCTTCGATATGCCGAATACACCGGCCACATATCCGTCAATCAACAATGCCCTGTTGAAGGTTGCCGATGAACCCACAAAGTTGTGCGTCCATAGTTCTCTGTAATACTGGGCCTCTGCTGACTTAATCGGGATCACCTGCACTTTGCTATCTTCCTTGATTTCGTAGTCTCTCGGAAGCATACTGCAGTCCAGCGGTTGCAATTTGCTCTCTGCCGGACGCTTAATCTTCTTGCCGTTTGCCAGGGCGGTTGCCTCTTCCTCCCGGTTCGTAGTGATGTAGGCGTTTAAGTCTGCTCTCGTACCGGAGCGGGCGTATATCGTGTAGCCTACCGCTTCGCCTACTCTCTTCTCCTGGTAACAGATAACCAATGCCTTCGCATCCATGCAGAGGTCGTAGAACTGCTGGTGTCCTGTCTCCGGATCAAACAACTCATACGGTGGCTCTTTCCAGGTCATCTTGCCTTGTGTGTCGTAAAACTTCTCATAGCCGGAGAAGTAGGTCGGTGGATTTGCGATAACCAAAGCGTGCGGATCATCCAGCACCTCTTTCAGATGCTCCCACATATCCAATGGTCTGTAGCTCATGCCGCCGAGCAGATTTTTAATAACTTCTATCTGCCGATTGATACTCTCGATGTGTTCGTCTCTTCTGAGGCGTAGGTCCGTGAGTATCTGATAGAAATAATCATTGCCTGCATTCTTCGACGTTCTGAGGTACAGCTGTGCATACAATGCTGTCGCAGGATCAAGTAACTCTTCATCGCTAAAGCCTTGTGCGTGGATTTCCAGCGGCTCTAACGACTGGCCGGTAATCGCATATCCGAGAACCGTTGACATCATATTGACGTCGCTTGTCTCGATTTGCTCCGGCTTAAACCCATTCTGTACTGCCAGGTTCGCCATAGCAAAGGTACCGGCACATGGCTCAACGAACCTTGTATATCCGGACTTTGCTGCAGTCTCTATCAGAGTAACGAGAAACTTCTGCTCCGACGGACCTAAACACCCCAAGAACATTGCTCCTGGGTCCATAAAAAATGCCATTTCCTTGTCTCCTTCCCTAAAAATTGTTCAATATATACAAAAAGCTGGGGCGGTTCCCTGGTATAGCACCGGGGATTTTTGATACCCACCTCAGCATATTGCACAAAAAGACACCGGACCACAAAGGACACCGGTGTACATTCCATGATAACAAATAAGGCACCGCTTCCGTCTTGGAGGCGATGCCGTTGTTTTTGGACCGGAACCCTGCGATGAACAGGACCTTAACTATGGAATAGCCACGTGCTACTTACACCAGTTCCGGATGCTATGATTAAATCCCTGCCAAACCAAACAAGCTCAGCTGTTCGTAACCAGGTTCTTCTCTCCTGGCTTCGACTGCCTTCTTGACAGGTTCCTTGCTTTCTTTCTTTGCTGTAGGCTTCTTGACCTTCGGCTCTGACGGATCATATAGCTCCTCAATCAGTTCTCCGGTCTGCTCCGCCCACCATTCAGCGAATACAGTTCTGTGGCACCAGTCGCCCGGCACTCTCACATCTTCGTAGCAGAGAAGCACAAGCTCTTTCCCTTCGGCTCTTGCCTCTTCATCCATTCGCTGAACCATGTCAATGATTCTGTCTGTACCGATACCTTCCAGCTTTTCGTAATACGCAGGCTTGAATCTTTCAAGCTCCATATTCAACATATAGCCTTTAGGTGCCAGCGAATAACACTGCTTTCTCAGTGTGTACCCCAGCGGAAACTTCGGTGTCCCGATACTGATTCCAACCGGGTAATACTTACCACTCTGTAACTCTTTGTTGCTATACCTGCTAATCCAAATTGCCATCTCAATCACTCCTTTAATGCTGGTTGTTTATAGTTTTATTATACTATACAGACCTGCCTAAGTACACTGAAATAGCCTTATTTAACCGATTGTTCACATTTCCTCTTCGGCTAACCGGCAGGGATTTCGCCCTGCCTTGCCTGCCGTTGGGAAGAAATACAACTGGCTATTTTTAGGGGTGACATTTGGGTTATCGGCTAATTAGCATATTACCACTTGGTAATTCTTTATGCAACCTACTCATTTTCTACCAGGTTGTTTTACAGCCACAGGGAGCGTTTAGAAATCCGCACCCAGTAAGTAAATAGCCACAATGCCACAAGCTATTCCTATGTCCTTGTAGACGGTCTTATCACTTATGTTTTCTACTTCCGAAATCTCCTGCACCGTGTAAGGTTTTTCGCCCAGGTACATCATGCTTAACTCTCTGTAACGGCGCTTCGCCTCTTCGCTTCCGCTCTTTTCACACTCCTCACGGTACATTTCGGTCGCTTTTTCTATCCGGAACACACAGTATAAATCCTCTTCACGCTTGCGCTCCGTATCTTTGATTGTCCTCTCGGACTTTCCTGCTATCTCTCTTGTGTTTCCCATAAGGTCCTCAATGAACTTCCATCTCAGTTCTGCCTGCTCCTCCGGAGTGAACTGCTCTCCATCCGATAATGTCGCCTTGATTCTTCTGTATGAGCTGAGCAGTTTCTTTGTCTTTCTGACTTTGCTATCTTCCTTCTTTCTCCTACGCTCTTCCTTCTTCTGCTCTTCCTTGTATGCCCTTACACCTTCCTTGGCACCGATAGCAGCTATTTGGTTGATCTGTTCCTGCGTTAGTGGGAAGATTGCTTCGCCCTTTGCCTTCTCCTTATTCTCCGTTGCCATAATGTCGCCTCCTTGACTTTTCTCGCATTTGCGAGTATAATATTCTCAGTCACGAGTCGTTCCTGTCAAAGGGGCGGCTTTTCTTTTTCTCAACGGTTTCTTGCCTTGCAGGTGGCAAAGTGCGATATGTAGCCAAAGCCTTCTGCGCTTTCGGATGATACCTTATCGGCACATACGACCTCGCCTTCCGGCGTTACTATCTTTTCCTTCGCTTTAACTCCTGCTCCTGGCCTGCGGTAGCTTATCATCGTGGGATCAACCGGCATATTCTTTCCGGCTACTGTTCTTACCCACATAATCTGACATCCGCAATTCCTGCAAGTACCAAACGGATTGTAGGACCTCATAGGATTTTCTCACCTCCCTTCTGTAACTCTTCATCTATCCTTATAAATCTCTCCCTTCTCTCATTCTTCTTTGTACCTTGGAGCCGGTGCATCCCACGGTGTTATGTAACTCGGTAGTATATCTCCACAGCGCGGAATCGGTTCGTCGTATCTTGTTGTCACTCTGAGATCACTTATGAATTTTTTATATATTGTTGCGCCCGACCCATCTGCCGTAATAATCTTTACTGCATCATTTGTGATTTCTAAATCTGCCATTAAGGTTTTCTCGGTTCCATCTACCAGTTTTATATAAACCTCTTTCATCATTTCACCCCCCCCCGCTCAATTTTCTTCAATTCCTCAATGTCGATCAGCCTGCAGTCCGGAAGCATGATGCTCGCAGCTCCCAGGTTGACTTTCGTTCCTTCGATTCTCATTCTTGGGTAGCCGACAAGCACTTTGCACTCCTGGGCGATTCGGTAGGCATTGTCTGAGATTACCTTCCGTATTCTTTTCTGATCCGCTACCGAGGTTCGCTTTCCATTTACCGGTATCTTCCGGAACTCAGCCTGCATCTCGTTCTCGCCTTTATATATACGCTCATACACGTATATGAAGCCTCTTGCCATATCGCTTATCCTTTCTCTTTGTCCGCTGCAGTCCGCGTCTTTTCTACGGTACCTTTGATTTCAAACATCACGCCCGGCTTAACGTATGCGATTGATACCGGATGTCCGAAGAAATCCTTTGCGGCTCTTCTCAGCTTTTTCTCATACTTTGCCATCTTCTTTGCAGCGTGCGCTCGTACCCACTCTCTCGCAAATTTTGCCTGTTCCATATCACTCTCCGGTGTATTCATATTGCCTCCTTACCATTCATCAATGTCTATCCACTTATCCGTATCTTTTTCCTTGACTTCAAAATGATACTCGTCGTGTTTACATTCAGCTCCTAATATATCCGTGTACCTTGTGCTAATGTATGACCGTATCTCTATCCCATACACCTTGCCTACATACTTTAACTCTTTGTCTATAGCCTCTTTTATTTCTTCCGATTTACTGTAGTAGCTGTCACCGGTTGGATTCCCGAACCTTTCTGCCACTCTGTTGCAGGAATCCAATACTCGCATCCTGATCGTTTGTTTCCTTATCTGTTCTTTAAGTTCGTCTTTGACGATTGCGCGTATTCTTTTTTCAGATAGCATACATATTACCTCCTATTCGATTTCTTGATTTTCTCAATTTCCTGCAAGGAAGGTTTACCTACGCACTTCTCCATGCCATCTGCCAGTTCCTTTGCTCCTGGGTTATTCTTCTCAATCTCGTTTGCCAGGTGGCGCAGGACTAAAACAATCAGTCCTGCATCTGCCTTGGCGTATGGAGATATGCTGTTGATAACCCTCTCTGAGTAATACTGCAGACCGTGGCTTACCAGGTTCATTGCCTCTTTTGTCTTACCTTCCGCAATTAACTTATTGCCTCTCTCTACATAGCTGCTCATTCTTGGTTTAATCAGTCCCATGCCTATTCCTCCGGATCTTCGTAATCATAACCTTCTGTGTCTGTATCTCCCAGGATGTCGTCCGTAATATCTTCCGGTTCTTCCTCCGCCGGTTCTCCGGACTGTTCTTCTGTCGGTTCGTCTGTTCCCTCTTCTTCTGCAGGCTGGGTCTCTTCTGTCTGCTCCTCTGCAGGTTCTTCATCATCAGAAGGACCAGGCAGTGCCCGTATTGCATCCGCATCGATATATGTACCGTCGATGATGTCGTCGTTCCCTTCGCCTTCCTGGTTTTTCTGCCCGGCCATAAAGTCCGAATCAAAGATAGTTCTCTGCTGGGTGTTCGCAATCGGCTGTAACACATAGCAGCCGGTCTCTTCGTCCATAACCATCTCCATCTCGTTGTTGAGGTTCCCGCTCTTCTCGTCGCTGATCTTGACCGCTGACGTTACCTTATGCTTGAACTGAGGCTTGCTGATTTCTCTTGACTCTCCCTTTACGTTCGGATCGTAATTCGGGATAAATTCCTTTACCATGGTTACATCGATCTTAATCGTCATGCTTCCTTCGGTGGACTGCTTCTCAATCATGTTGCCGAGCAATCTCTGCAGAACAAAATTCATATCGTGTTTCATACCCTCGAAGGTGTCGCTGTCAAAATCCAATCTCTTGTCGTACTCGTTCATCACTTACTCTCCTTTGCAATCTTGCCGTATTTGATATTGTTCTCATTCAGAAATTCTACCAGCTTAGCCAGCTGTTCCTTGGTTCCGTCTGCATAGAATCTGACTCTGTACTTCTTTTCCTGCTTAGGCTCTGCCTTCGGTGCGAACGGATCAACCGCCTGCTCTCCCGGCTCGTTCTGAACATCTCCGGCTACTGCCTGGGCGAACGCCGATCTCTCAATGGACTCGATTACCTTACCCATTTCAGACCGAGGTGTTGTCTGCTCGACTTCTGCAGCAGCTTCCTGTGCTTTCTTAGCTTCTGCCGCTTTACGCTCCGCTTCTTCTGCCTCACGCTTTGCCTGCTCCTCAGCTTCCTTCTGCTTACGGATTTCTTCCTGGCGTTTTCTCTCAGCCTCCTCCTCGGCCTTACGGCGCTTGTCTGCTTCCAGTTTTTCTTCCAGGTCTGCCAGCCTCTTGTTCTCTGCCAGCGCTTTGCTGAGATCCAGGGTCTTGATATACACATCCTTCGCATTCAGCTTATACTTACTATCCAGGCTGTCGATAGTCTCCAAATCCGTCTTAACCGTGTCGATCTTGTCCACGATTTCCTTCTGTGCAGTTGCCAGCTTATATGTCTGATTAAGGTAACGACTATCGAAAATCTTTTCAAACGGCAATACCTCGGCCAAATCTCCGATATTTTCATCGTAGGTAGCCTTGATAGCCGCTTTCTTTTCTTCCTTCTGTTTCTCTTCGAACGCCTTTACCTGCTTGTCGATCAGTGCGACCGGCTCATTGATAAGTGCCGTGATTTCCTTTAACTCTTCCTCGAACACTGCATAAGGTTTATTGATGATGTTCTTTACCTGCTTTCTTCTCTCCTCAATAGCCTTAATAAGCTTGTTCAGCTCTGCCCTGTCATTCTTCGCTGCCTTAATGTTTTCCTCGGTGTAAACCACATTCTCGTAACCAGCAATCTTGGCTCTTACTGCAGCCTCCAACTCTTCCTTGTTCCACTGAATGCGTCTGAGAAAACCATCCTCTGTCGGGTTAATCAGTCTGAACTCCATTTTCCCTGCCGGCACTACCGCTGTCTCAACAACTTCTGCTTCCACTGTTTCAGTTTTCTTTCTTCCTGCCATTGTCTACCTCCTAAATTTGATCCGGTCCTACGACCTTTATCATCACATCAACCCTCGGCGTTTCTGAGTAAAACTTCCTTACCTGTGCATCCACGACTGCCGAATCATCGTGGTACGCTACCAGGTTTAGACTGTCGCAAACAATCTTGCCGATATTATCCCAGTCCGGCTTCTTGGTTGGTCTGATCCTGTGTTCCAACATTTCCCTGCGCTTCTTCTTGCTGGTGGACTTCGGAATTTCGTAATATGCAATTATCCTTACATCCAGCATTGCCCCTTCCGGAAACATCTTTCCTTTGGCTGCTTCGTTGTAAAACAGCTTCACCAGGTTTTCATAACTGGTGGTCTCTTTCGGGGTGTACGTCTTAACATACGCCCCAGCTCTTGAAAACTTCGGTCTCTGTTTCCCGAATGGCTGTCCTGGTATTGTGAAACGAATCTGCTTCATATCTTCATCCACTTTCTGCCTCCTATGCCTTGTCGCCAATCTCGGCCGACATCTTATCCGTCACCTTCTTGGCTGTCACCTTCGTTTTTCCGCTTGTTGCCTTGTAGAGTTCTGCCTTGTCTGTGCCTTCCTCCACATACACCTTCAAGTAGTAATCTAACTGCTTTCCGGTCTCTGTCTTTTTTCTCTTTCCTGGCCCGACGGTATAACCGTTCTCGTGCAGGATTGCCGTAACCGTCTTGCGATCTTCCAGCTTGTCAATGCTGATTTCTGCCACCTTAATCAATCCCATGCTGTCATTCCTCCATTAAATTCTTCATGACATCGAACCTCTTGGACGCCGCTTTTTCTCTCCAACTCCTGCCAGCAAACCTTACCGGAAAACACATTTCAAATATCCTGTCGTAGATACGTCTATACCGGATGTCCTCAGACTCCTGCATTTCTTTCAACGTCATATTTGTAGTGAGGATCACTGGCTTGCCGGATAAATACCGGCTGTCGATGATGTTATACACTTTCTCCAATGCGTAGTCTGTGCTTCGTTCTGCTCCTAAGTCGTCGATAATCAGCAGCTTTGCCGCATTCAGTCCTGCCATAATTCTCTCTTCTTCGTTTGGATTGCCCTGGATGTTCTGCAGAATCTTCACAAATGATGTCATAACCACCGGAATCATCTTATCCAACAGCTCGTTTGCGATGCAGGCTGCAGTGTAGCTCTTCCCTGTTCCGACTGTACCCCAAAAAAGCAACCCCTGCCTTTTCTCGTACATTTCATCGAACCTGTTCACATACTTTCCGGCCAGGTTGTAGATTTTCTGATTATCCGCATCAACCTGGTACCCGTCCAGCCTTGCTGATTTCAGCTTTGCATCCATAAGGCTGCTGGCTTTCAGTCTCTCCAAACGCTGCATTTCCTGTCTCTTCTTTTCAGCCTCTTCCTTTCGTCTGTTCTCTTCCACCTTGCACTTACAGATGCAGGGAACGATCAGCTCCTTCCCTTGCGTAATATCCGACGCTGGCAACCTGGTCTGCTTCTTTGTTCTGCAGACTCCGCAGTAGAGAAGTCCATCCTCGCCGATGTAATCGCCGCTATTCTTCTCTGTCTTAAACGCCTCTGCCGGTAAAATACTCTGCAAATCCATCGTCACTCACTCCTTCCGAACGGATTCTCGTTGTCGTCGTACTCAGCTTCGTTCTGTACCGGCTTTTCTTTCGGCAGATAGTCCAGGAACGGCGTTGACTCTCCTAAGAATGTCTTGCCGTGCTTTATGTACTTATCTTCCGTTCTGTCTTGTTTGCACTGTGCCGCATAATTCCTTGCGGCTTCGCATAACTGCTCATGTGAAAAGCCATCTTCCAGTCTTGCCTTGTACTTCTTGTATGCCTGTGCCTTGTCTGCCTTTCTCGGATAAATCAGCCAAAATTCCTCAAAGTCTGATGTGTAACCTTTGATTGCCTTATTGGACTTCGGTTCTGCAGGTGCCGGTGTTTCAACCGGCGCTTCCGGCAATGCCTTTGGTGTTCCAGGATCAGCCAGTGCATCCTTCTCGGCTTTCATGCGATTGTAATATTCTCTCTGCCTGTCAGCTTCGCTTGACGACTGGCCTATGAAGTTCTGAATATCCATCATGTAGATTGCTCCGTTATCCAGCACCTCTATCAATCCCAGCCTCTTGAATACATCTAATGCCTTTTCGACTGTTCCTACCTGGTGTCCTGTGAGCGTTGCCAAAACCTCCGGCGTATACGGTATCACGTTCCGGAACATCAATCTTCCTGCGTTGCTCAGGCTTTTCAGATAGAGTTTCAAGAGAATGTTGCTATACAAATAACCATCCTTCTGACTCTCTAATATTTTCAGCTCGTCGCTGTCGAAAAAATCTTCTTTCAGCTTCAAGTAATAATACTTTCTGTTGTCTGCCACTAAACCACCGCCTGTCGTATTAAATTCCCGCTGTCAAATCCATAATCGAAATCGGACGTGTCAGCACTCTGTTATGTCTGCAGCAATCGCACAATTCGCATCTGTCCGGTTCTGCCTCTCCGCTCTTCACTCTGAGGATTCTCGGCATATTTGCCTCTACCATGTGAAGTGCCTCCTGCAGGTAGTTGTCTGTAACATGGATGATACGGATGTCCGGCTCTGCCTGCTTTGTTGCTCCTGCAATATAGAACGGCAGCTTCTTTCCGGTATTCTGTCTTACGATCTCCTGGTAGATTGCTCCCTGGATGTCGTAACCCCAATATCTTACGAAATCGAGATAGCCAATATCCTTCACCCACTTTAAGTCCGTAATGGATGCCATAACCTTCAAGTCAACGATTGCCACGTCCGGAATGTAGGAATCCATCTTAATCTTCCACTTTGCTCCGAACAGCTCGCCGGTCATAATAACCTGCTTCTGCCCGCTCATAAACTTCATGAAATATTCGTCTCTCTCGATACGTGCGATGATTTCCTCTGCCTGCTTGAAGTTTGCCTTTAACTCGCCCTTCTGTGTGAAGATTTCCGGGTTCTCTTTCTTGAACTGTTCCAGGCTTCCCTCAAAGTAGCTGTCAACATAGCTTCCTACCAACAATGCGGTGCTTTTCTCGTCCTCCCAGCGTCCGTTGAGCTTTTCCATGCCATAGAACTCGCAAGGCATCTTCCCGTATGTTCCTGCAAAGTCCTTATATCCCGATACACTCATGTACTCCTTGTTAGCCTCCTGGCTATAATAATTCTCTGATGTCAGTTGCATTTCTCTTCCTCCTATTCAACCTCTTCTAAGTCCAAACCGCCAATCTGCTGTTCTTCCTCGTCGTGCTGCTCAATCTTGAACGGATCTTCTGCCTCGATGATGTCCGGCTGGTTGTCTCCATACGTTCCTTCGCCTTCCTCGTCGTACACCTTCTGATCGTCCTGGATTGCTCTCTGCATATCCACCGATAAAATACCCCACTTGCTGAGGAGCAGCTTAATAACCGTCTTTAATGCCATTGCCTCGAAATCCGTCGTCCATTTGCTGGCCTTCTTTCCCTGGTCGATGTCATAGCGGTACGCCTGGGAATACTTTCTTGCGTGGTTGTCAACCTCGGCTACCGTCATAAACAGCTCTTTTCTGAATCCGGTCAGCAGCTTAAACCAGGCATAGTAACCGGCGATATTCTCTGCATTGCCTTCTGCTCTGTTCTTGCACTGAGAGAAATCTGTCACAAACTCAACCTCTCCGGTAATCGGATTGTAAGACACCAGCTCGTCCTTGTAGACTACTGAGCAGTTCATCTTCTCATAATATCCGGAGCGAATTGCCAGCTGGATGAAGCCTTTATACATCATCTGAAACTGTGCTTCCGGATGTTTCTCCCATTGTCTCGTCTGCGGATTGTACTTGCTGTTATTGTATGGAACAATCGCCGCAAACCCAAGGTTGCTGTCAATAGGCAAGTCATACGTCGCTGCCACAAATGCCGAACTCATAATTGAGTTTGCCGGGCATTTTTTTAACTGTGCCGATCTTGCCACTACATTCGTGATAGATGCCAAAAACTGCGGTGCTTTCTGCCCCAGTACCTCAGCAAATTTTTTCTTGACCGCATCCTGGGAAATCATGTTCTTAATCTGTACAGTCACGCTTAACTGCGTGTTCTGCTGCTGCGTTGCTACTGCATTCTGCTCTGCCATTTACATTTCCTCCTTTTTCGCTTCTGTGAGACTTTCGTCGCACATTTCTAATATCTCTTTTGCGTCCATTTCATCTACGCAATCCTCGCACATATAGCCTTCCGGAGAATCCCAAAACTTGTCACCTTCTAAGATTCCGTACCCACACCTGCAGCACTCATAAACAGGTACCGGTTCCGGTGCGTTCGGACAACTTGGATGGCACGGATTCATTCCGCATACTGAACACATATTCCTTTCGCCTCCAAACTTCTTAAAAGTGTCACTGCATTTACTCCTCGTCTGAACAGATAGTTTTTTACCTCGTCCTTGAAAAGCAACGGCAGGTACTCTTCTCCGTTCTCGATCTTGCTGATCTCCATTTTTCTGTTGCACAGCCAAAGGATTTCGTTTACCTCTTCATCGGATATGTGTATTCCTTCTGTCCTGTACCCTTCTACGATTTCTTTCAATTCTTCGTTCATAGACTTTCTCCTCTCTCCATTCTTCAATGAGATCCGGCAGATACATTCTCGCCTCATTCACGAAATATCCGACGATTAGCATTATCGGAAGCATCAGCCACTCACCTCCGTATGCCTTGTATCCTCTCTCTGCGTATGCCGCTTCTACGGACACCTTCGTAAGGACCAGTCCCAGGCTTACCCAAAACCAATACAGCCTTACGAACCGTCTCACTTTTCTCTTGATTCTCTTCATGTCGTATGCCCCTTTCACTTGTAGAAGTAATGTCTGCCGTACTTGAAAAGAAATTCCAAATTCTCGCTGTGCCATTTACTGTCACTCTTACTTTCAAAATACAAAGCATCCTGGCTTTCGTTCCAATGCTCAACCTGGATCATTTCCAATGCTTCGTAACATTCCTTATCCGGCTCTACTTCATCGTATCTTCCGTTTGCTACTGGACTGAACTGGTTCTTCTGAAAAATCACTTCCTCGATTGTGTCCGGGAACTCTTCGCTCCAAACTCTGTTGAGGACTACCAGCATTACCAGTGCCTTTCCTTCTACGCCTTCGCTCTCAGCTTCGGCCATCGCTATCTTGCATAACATATAGGAATCGTCCTTGTCCCAATCCATGCTTGCAATCAGCGGTTCTTCTGTTGCCTTCGCTGTTTCTGTTGGCTGTGTTTCTGTCGCTCCTGCTTCCGGTGAGTACGTTGCCTCTGCCACCCCTTCTGTGGCTATGTAGACCGGCCGGCTTTTTTCTTTCTCCTGTCCGAGCGTATCTGTAATGCCATTGACAGCGAACCAGGCAGCTCCGATCATTGTCGCTGTTCGCACCGCAAACAATACTCTTCGCTTACTCGATTTCTTCAATTCTGAAACTCCTTTCCGGCATTGCTCCGGCTTACTTACCGTTCATGTACTTCTCTCCGGCAATTTTCATTTCACTTATTACCTCTGCCATCTTTTCGAGCTGGTCGATGATTTTCTTCAAGGATGGTAATTCATCCTCTGTGATTTTCCCATCTGCTGTTATCTCGATCAGATTGTCCCGCATATCCTTCAATGAATCCTCGTTGAAGCTCTGCAAAAGCCTTAATGCAATTCCTTCTAAACTTTTTTCTTCGGTTGCCAGCGGTAGGAATCCGTGTACCGGGCATTCTCGCATACAGTACCCAGTAATCAGTTCCGGCGTTTTATAGAGGTCCGCCATAAGAACTACCTTATCCACTGGAACCACTTTCGTATTGCCAAGCTCATAATCAGCCAGCGTCGATACCGATATTCCTAACAGTTCTGCTGCTCCTTCACGGCTCCATAGCCTCTCGTTGTATGCTGCGGCCTTTTTTCTCGCCTGGAAATATACATTTTGGTTCTCATTCATAGGGCCTCTTCCCATTTCTTGTTACCTACCCTTCCGCTATAATTTACTTATCAGCTGGAACAGCGGCCGTGTTGATTCTGAGCAGGCGGTTCACCCCGCCAACGATTGCTTCGTTCATCATCTTGCCGTTAATTACCAGTGACAGCCGATCCCTGGAGACATCCAGCTGCTTCGCCAGCTCATTGACGGTCATGCTCTGTTTCACCAGTTCGATCTTCACTGACTGGCACCATTCATCGGAAGGTGTCTCGGTCCTCTCCGGCAGTCCCTCCGTTCCAAGCACTTTGTTGATCTTCTCAGCAATCATCTTGTAGCTTGAATTGGAATATCTGCCATTGACGACCTGGGAAACAGTTGCATTGCTGTAACCGATTTTTTCGGCCAGCTGCTTCAATGTCATGTTGTGGTCGATCACTGCCTTCTTAACAGCTTTGCCCCACTGTGATGTTTCCTGCTTCATGCTTGCGTTTCACTCCTTTCTCGCATTTGTGTAAAAACTATTTATCTTTTCTGATTTGCGTGCTATAATGTAAGTAAACCTCTTTACAAACTCGCAAACAGACGCACGAAATACACGCACAATATCTCAGCTCGCAACTTTGAATTGTTTTGTATTTCATGTATTTATTATAACACGTATATGCGAGTTTGTAAATGTTTTTACTCTTATTTGCGTATTATTTTCATATCGGAGGTTGCCTATGGAAATCATTGAAAGAATCACAGAAACCCTTGAAAAGCGGGATAAAAAAGCCACTGACCTGTGCGATCGTCTCGGCATACGCACGTCCACTATGTCTACCTGGAAAACTCGCAATAGCGACCCGCCAGCAAAGTATATCAAACCTATTGCTGACTTCCTGGGCGTGTCAGTTCATTACCTATTGACTGGCGAAGAGGCTCCTGCCCGCAAGCTCACTACTGCAGAAGAGGACGAACTTCTTGATTTGTACCGGGCGTTGCCGGAGAACAAAAAATTTGAATTTATCGGGGAACTCAAAGGCTTCTTGAAAGCCTACACAGAATCTCAGAAATATCTCGATAAGGAAAAAAGATTATCAGTTTAGAATGGTACCGACTTTACGGCCGGTATTGAGGAGATGTGCCTATGAATAACAAATACTTTGAGCTGGCACGCAATGAGGAGAGGTCCGGGAACGATGCCGCTGCATTGCTTCTGTATCTCTCCTCTTTTTGTGACAGCTGTAATCATGGTACCAGGAATACTTCCTACGGTACTGTTGCGAAAATCCGTCTCCTGCAGCGTAAACTTATACTTACTGATCTGCAGCTGTTCGGACTGATCCGCTCCTATGGTCCGCTTTCGGATTTGGAGTGCAGGAAACTATTAGACTACTCCATACGTGGTGCCGGTCTGTCCGGTTACGCCTATGGATATTAACAGATTCTCAGAGCGTCTGTCTCAATGTATGCAGGAACGCCACTTGAACGGTAACGACTTGGCTACTCTTTCCGGTGTGACTGCAGCTACAATTTCACGCTACCTTAACGGACTGCGAACACCTACTGTCGATAATGCCATTCTCCTTGCGGATGCACTCGACGTTTCCGTAGACTACCTTCTCGGACTTCACAATGTCCCGGACGATAAAATGCTCGTGTCCTTGTATTCAATCGCTTCCAGCGACGATAAGCGTGTCCTGTGGACGCTCCTGGAAAGATACGGAGGAAATCATGGAACAACTAAACGGAAATGAACCATTTACCCTGCACGGTTCCGATACTTCTATCATCCTGCAGGACTTTTGGCGTTGGGCGTATTCTGATCTGCTCAACAATACTCACCGTGGAGTGCTTGCGGAATTTCTCGTACACTCCGCTCTCGGAATAAAGGATGTCGCACGTGCCGACTGGTTGCCGTTCGACCTTACCTCTCCATCCGGTCTGCGGATTGAGGTCAAGTCGTCTGCCTACCTGCAGGCATGGACTCCGGAAGATGTGTTTTCGCAGATCATCTTCGACATCTCAAAGAAACTTGCCTGGGACGGAGCTACCTACTCCTCTAAAGCTATGCGTAATAATGATTTGTATGTGTTCTGCGTCTTTACCGCTCGTACACGTGATGTTTCAATCCTGGACCTGGACCACTGGGACTTTTATGTGCTCCCTACATCGGTTCTTAATGAGAAGGTGCCGGAACAGAAGAAAATCTCTCTGTCCTCTCTTCTCAAACTGGAACCAATCAAAACAGATTTCTCAGGCCTGCCTGCGGCTGTGGAATCAGTAAGGTTACCGGATGAAACTACCTAACGGTTACGGCAGCGTAACCAAACTTTCCGGAAACAGGCGTAAGCCGTACCTGGCCCGTGTCACTCTCGGCTGGACTACAGACGAACAAACCGGAAAGACAGTACAGAACCGTGTACCCCTGGGGACGTTCAAAACCAAAAAGGAAGCTCTGCAGGCACTCGCTGAGTACGGAGCCAACCCTTACGATATACAGAACGCCTCAATGACTCTCGCTGAGCTTTACGAAAAATGGACTGCAGCATACTTTGCTACCCTGGAAAGCGAATCTTCCTGCCGTACCATCAAATCGGCATGGAGCTACTGCCACGCCATTGCCGGTATGCGCGTCAAGGACCTGCGCGCCCGCCATATCAAAGGAATTATGGAGGACGGCTATATTATCCCTTCACGTGGAGCCAACAAAGGCGAAAAGGTGCTTGCATCTGCTGGTACCAAATCCAGGATCAAGTCTATGTTCAATCTCATGCTGGACTATGCTCTCGAATATGAGCTTGTAGATAAGAACTACGCCCGGACATTTGAACTGTCGGACGATATCATCAAAGAAAAGGAAGAGGCGAAACGTGGCCACATCATCTTCCAGGAATCCGAAATGCAGACCCTTTGGGACAACCTCGGCAAGATCCGCTTTGTAGACTGGATTCTCATACAGTGCTACATGGGATGGCGCCCACAAGAACTCGCCATACTGGAATTAGAGGACGTACACCTGGACGAACGCTACATTGTCGGCGGAATGAAAACCCAGGCTGGACGGCACCGCATGGTACCAATACACCCTAAAGTGTTCGACCTGGTAAAGAAGAACTACGACTACGCCGTTGAACTTGGCAGCACCCGCCTCTTTAACGATCCGGATTCTCTCAAAGGCGGCATGACGATCACTTATGACAAATATGCCGGCCGTTTCGATAAGGTTATTGCTGCTCTCAAACTTCGTGACGATCATAGACCGCATGATCCCCGAATGACATTCATCACAATGGCAAAGAAGGCTGAGGTTGACGAATACACCATAAAGAAACTTGTCGGTCACAGAATCACCGACATAACCGAAGCTGCTTATACAGACCGTGACTTGGAATGGCTCAGAGCCGAGCTGGAAAAGATACCGTAACCCACGTGGTTGCGGTATTTCTGCTTTCTACAGATGCCTCAAAAAGTGTTACCTTCTCCATGTTTCCTACTTGTTACCTACCGGTTTCCTACTTTCCAATTTTCACTACTTTTCAGCACTTCTCACACCACATTTCATTTTTTCGTTTCCAGGCACCAAAAAAGTACCGCAATCGCTGTGATTACGGTACTTTCTGGGTTTAATGTCTTTTCAAATTGTAAGGTCTATTTAGAACTTGCCTGCCTCGGCTGCTTCATCTATACAAACAAGACATGATGCAGATGTTGTAACAGTAATAAAATCTATATGTGGATTTCCTGAATCTCTCAATGACTT